CAACTTTCTGTACGTTAATATAACCACTACCTCTACGTTCCATATCAACACCTTCTTCGGCACCAATATTTCTGCAGAGCTCTTTAAACCACTGATCAACAACTGCTTCTTCGTTCTCGCCAAAGTAACCAGCTTGTTTCAATTGTACTATAAAATACTCATTCCAGTCAAGTTCAAAAAATCCGTTACTAGGATCTGCTGGATTAACGTGTGTCTCTAGTACAGCAACCCAAGGCTGTTTCATTCTAGTAGCCTGTGCTTTATTCTTGGGAGCCACCGTTTCTTCAACAACAACTTTTTTAGCTCTAGGCTTTGCTGTCTTTTTAGGAACGGTTTTTACAGGCGCCTCTTTTTTTACTACTTCTTCTTTTGGTTTTCTTGTTGCCATATTAGGTTCCCCATGCGTTTCCAAATAAGTCTACGTGTAATCGTGGACTAAACTTATAACCCTTTTTCAAACAAAGTTCTGCTACTTGGCGAGCAGTCTTTGCTTGCCCTTCTTGTGTTGCGCCACAAGGCATCAAATAAACATCACAGTCAATTTGTTTTTCCTTATATAGTGCAACCGCCTTATCAACTTCTTCAACATCTTGATCATCTGATACAACAAACTTAAAATAAAAATTGCGACCAGGAAGTCCATAATACTCTGCGGCTACTTCTGGTAGGATTGCTTTATCCCATTCTTCACCTGAGCAAGTTAGTTTAGGACTGCAACTCCAAGTAAACTTAACAAAGTTTTCTGGATTACGTGTTGGCCCAAAACTTAAATCCAACATCATTTGTACAAACTCTGGCTTTAGTTTGTGTGTAGTATTTGTTTCAAATGTTACATTTTTAATATCTGCAAACTCTGGCTGTGTTAGTAATGCAGTGATTTGTTTTTGCCACATTAATGGTTCACCGCCAGTGATAACCAAATGTACATCTTGTCCGTTACTACAAGTCCACTTGCCTTCTGGAGTCATTGCTGTTAGTTTCTTTGCAATAACGTCAACAGTATCCCAAGCGGCCAAGTGTTTATATTTTGCACTCCAGCTTGCACTTGTATCACAACCAATATTTGTTACTGGAAGTTCTTCAAAAGTTTTATATGCTTCTGGATGATCTGGATCTGCTTTAGGATCTGTGTTATGTGGCATTTGTTCGATTGGGATAAAATCGCCACGTGGCTGACCAAAGCCTCTACATTCAAAGTTACATCCAAACGTTCTAAAGAAAACGCTGGGAACGCCTACAAAGCGACCTTCGCCTTGTACGCTATAAAACATTTCGCTATATCTAATTTTTTCCATATTAGTTATTTTACTACCTTTTTCTAGTTCTGTCAAGTACATCATAATCTATCACTTAATAAAATTTTACACAAACTGGCATCTTTTTCACTTTTAAAAGTAAAACTCATATAATCATGTTCTGGTTTTGATACATATCTATCACCTGGTAAACCAAAAACTTCTAATACCATAGCACAAGTTTCGTTCCACCAAAACCCATTTTGATTATCCCATACTACGGTAACAGTATTATTAGTCAATTTCTCCACCTTCACTTTCAATTGGCCAAGGCCATGCTGTTGTTAATTTTGGGCGAGTTCTTAGTTTAACATTTTCTTCTATGACTGTGCCATCATCGTCACACAAACTTATTTGATATGGAGCATCAATAACAAGATAATCATCTTCAGTTTGCCACTCGTGTTCGCCATCAAATAACCATCCGGCACCGCCTTCATGATAAGAAGATTCAATTGCTTCTTTTTCTTCTTCTAGTATGTCGTCACTATATTCAAACCAACAAGCATGTTGATCATCTAGTTCCGATCCCCACCCGCAATCCGTACGAGCATGTGCCTGTTGATCGCCTTCATACGGAAGATTGCACTCCAAGTCTTCCTCAATAAAACCTTGTCCCCACCGATAGTGATCGTCAATGTTGAACCAGCTAACACTACCATCTGGATTTTTGCGATACATTTCTATACGCCAGCAGATGCTTTTTTTATGTAAGGGTTTAATAAGGTATACTTTTGACATTTTTATTCCGGTAGTTGTCTAAATCTTTGTAAAAAACTTTCTTCATAGCAACTATATTCACGAGTTAGTTCATGCTCTTGAACATTTTCTTTAATATAGTGTACCCAGTTGTGTCCGTCTAATTCTATAGTGTGTATAACGTGAAATTTGTCCCCGTTATTTCCTTCCCATCTAGAGCCTTCTTTTACCATTTTTTATAATTTCCTTTTTCAGGTATGACATGGCGAACCCCGCCAGTAGGATCTTCCATGTCACCGTTACGCCTAGGAATGACATGAACGTGTGGCCAGTCAACAGTTTGACCTGCTGCCTTGCCGTAATTAAATCCAACATTAAAGCCATCCCAATTTCCAGCTTCAACATTGTTGATACCAAAACGAACTGCATCTTCAAATGCATCCATTAATACGTGTATTGTATTATATTTAGGCACATACAATAGATGTCCTTCAGTTACTGGATATTTGTCTGCAAACACTTTAACGTGAAAGTCTTCAGTGACTAATTCAGTCCAAGGGGCGGTGCTATCTTCAATGTCGTCTGGAATACTATTTACGATTTTCTCTCTCATTTTGTCCACCAATTTTCATAAGGGAATTCAATCCAAACATCATTCTCTGCTTTGTTGATTTCCAGTCCACAGTAGTCCATTTTAACATTGCACTTACTAGCAAGATTGTCCACTACTACTGCAAAACGTACATTTTGCGTCCAAATTGTTTTCCAAATTGGATCATCTGGAAAACAACCACTTGGCCAATCTTCCATAATCCAATTAAATGTAGCACCGGTGTCATTAATGTCGTCAACAATAAGTATATTTTTACGTGCTTCTACAGAAGATATTTCGCCTTCTGAAAACTCTCTATCTTGCATACTGATGTATCCAAATGCATCTTCAGCCATGCTAAGATTACTAACGCATCCACCACCATCACGCAAACTAACATCTAGTGACATCATTGGTATTTCTAAATAATGACTTAACATTACTGCTGGAAGAAGTCCGCCTCGAGTCAGTCCAACAATGTAATCTGGTTTCCAATCACTAGTAGCAATCTCTTGGCCAATTTTACTTACATAGTTTTTAAAAGTAGAATTATCAATTATGAGCTTGTTCATACCTGTCCTGTAAGTATTGTTCGTTGTGTGTCCACTTGTTGTTGACTAAAAATCCCCATTCACGTTTATGTGGTCCTGGCATAAACAATGTCCAAGCAGTTATTCCAGGAACCAATTCGATACGATGATAGCTGTTAGAACCACAAAATCTAAAATGCCCCGGTCCTCGCCAGTGTCGAATCTCACCAATCATCTTACCGTCGGCAAATTGCGGAACCCATTCGTAATAACCGCCTGCCAAAATTAAAGTAAAGTATGGCCATGGATGATCGTGTACATCACCGGGATCACCTTTGTGGAACTTGTGTAAGAACACGTTAAACGGAAAACGTTTGCGTTCCTTTAAAAACAAGTAGTAACGAGTTAACAGTGGCTCGTTACACTGGCGATCCATAATAATACGTTTACGTCCTTTAGACTCTAACCAGTTTAGGAATTTATTAGAAAGGGATGTCATCATGTTCTTCCGGTGGTTCGTTTGACAAACAAATATGGTAATCAATTAAAAACGATTCCCAACTTTTCTTTAGTGTAGGATACTTACTAATCATTTCTTGTAATTTCCACGCACTAATTTCATTTAACCTGCGAACAATTTTTTGTTGATCTTCTTGCGTAAAGATGTCATCAATTGACACAGGACCGTCATCATATAATTCCATTATCGTGGCGCAAACTCTTGTTGCATTTTAATATTGTCAAAGAATTCTTTCTTAGCACTTGGGTCAGTTTTAAAAGAACCTTGTAATACTGTAGTTTGTGTTAGACTAGAATGTGCCATAATGCCACGATTCTCGCAACATCCGTGTGTTGCTTGAATGTAAACGCCTAAATCTGTTGCACCTGTTGCTTTTTGGATTTCCCTAGCAATGTCATTACAAAGTTCCTCCTGGAGAGTACCTCGTCTTGCACACCACTGTGCGATACGTGTGTACTTAGATAAGCCGATAAGTTTATTAGCGGCAATAATGCCAATATAAGCAACACCACTAACGGGTTGGTGATGATGGCTACACATACTGCGAAGCTCACTACGAACAACCAACATACCTTCGTAACGGTCCTGCGAGTCGTTTGGAAATGCTGTTGCGTCTGGTGCTGGTTCATATCTTCCTGCCATTATTTCATTAAAGTACATTTTAGCTAGTCGCTTTGCAGTACCATGCGAGTTAGGATCGTTTTCACGATCAATAAGCAATGTGTCTAAAACTTTTTCAAATGCTACAGTTGCTTCTTTGATTAAAATTTCTTTGTCGTCTTCGCTAACATATTCGCTAATGTTATCTCCAGCCCAAAAGCGTTTATTATCACGTTTCATTTTAAAACGTAATACATCTGCTAGGTTAGCTTCTTTGTAGTTTTTGTCATCGTCACCTTGCTGTTCTGCGCCAGCAAGTATGTTTTTAAATATTACGGATTCAGTCATTTATTACTCCTATGTATCATTATAACATTATTTAGGTCTGAGTGTCAACTTTTCAAAGATTCCATGGTAATAATTTTACCAATTTCTTTTCCTAAATCTTTGTCGTCGGTAATAATATACAAACCATTGGTATGTCGATCTGTACGTCTATCATACATACTAGTTTCAATAATTGTGCCGCCACTTGCTTTATATACTTTAAATTGTATATTATTTGCATCAAGGCTTGCACGACCTAAGGAACTAACTGGTACAGCACTTGTTTTCATACTTTCCTCATAAACATCTCGATGACTGATAGCAATTCTTTCTGCTTTACGCATTATCCATTTATCAAACCATTTCATATTAAAACTCCAAATCTGCGGCTACAATATATCTAAATTGACTTGACGTTGGGGGTGCTGGTCTATGATAGATATTACTAGGGTAAATGAACCAACAATATGGTTCAGGTTTTAAAAATACTCTTTCAGGATCTTGCAATCCGTTCGGCGCAAACTCTGTTCCAGACAAGTCAAAATTTTCAACATCATCTGGAATATGAAGATACAAAATTCCAGATATTGATTTATTTTGTTTAGTTAAATGGTGCTCATGCCACAAATCATCTCTATCTTCTACTGTAGCATTTGAAGTCATGAAACTCCAAGCTGATATATGTTTAATTGGTACTTCTGTTTTCAAATACATAAAACAACTAAAAATAAAACTCATTCTTAATTTGAGCCAACAAACTTCATGTCTGCCAAATAGATTTTCTTTAGTTTGGAATTTTGGACCATTTTCAAAATACCTACCTGCGTCAATAATTTCTTTAATCATTGACATTGCCTGTAACTTGTCGTTTTCAGTTATAACTGAACTAAAGTCGTATTTTGTAAAAGTATCGTCTGATACTATAATTTTATTTGATGTTGTCAATTAAGCCACCTGCACTGAAAAACTGTTCTGTTAAATCCAATGCTTGTTTCCTAATTGCTGGCAATCTTTGTTCGTAGTAGTCCATGTGTGACATAATAGCACGACACAAATCTGGACGATATACGTTATACAATTCCCAACTTTCAGTCCACTTACTTGGGTACTTAAATGTATCGTAATACATTTCACTATATGACAAACGATCTGGAACCATAGGAATAGCGTCTACTACTGCACCTTCATAACAGCTAATGCCTAATGTTTCCTGTAAATTAGCACTGAACACCAATTTAGCTTCACCTAACAAATTATGATATTCGTTCTTTGTCAATTGTTGATCTTGACATACTACAAATTCATATTGTGGTAAATGTGTTTTTAAATCTCTAAAGATTTCAACTTGCTTCTCTGGAGCAATACGATGCGGAAATAAAATTAAGTCACGCTTTGGCATACCCTTGTATGCGGTAAGTATATCATCCATATACTCCATGGGCCAGCCTGTGCGTACAACCTTGTTGTTGAATAACGTATCGTCAAATACAGTCTTATACATACTTACTTTACGATCCGGATCTGGTTGGATCAAGTTTTCGTAAAACATGTGAATATGAAAGTCTGTGGCAAAGTAGTTGTGATCAAAAGCATGGTAGAAACTTTTTTCTGCATGCCTTACCCAAGGTTTATCTCCAACAAGTCGACCCAAGAAGTCTTGCGGATCATAACTGCCAGCATGCCATAAACCATGTGTAGTTACTGGAATGCCTAGTAGTTCACTCATGTACTTTAAATTTATAATGCCCGGATGCCAAGCGTCAGTAAAAATAAAGTGGTCGCCGGGATGAACGGATCCGTTGCAAAACAGCCTACCCATCTGCTCAACTTGTCGAGCCTTGTATATATTGGTGCCACCAAAATTAAGAAAAGCACCAGGAGTAGTGGCTGAAGGAATATCTTCAGGGCCAGAGATAATTTGAACATTGTGTCCTGCCTTTCGTAAGAGAGTAGGTACATGAGTCTTCCACTGACCCGTGTACCTAGTTTCTACTGCTTCTAGATCAACTAAAAATACAGTCATCAATTTTCACGATTGTAGCGAGGGTTCTTGCCCAAATATGGCTTACGCTCGCCGTTATTGTTATTGTGGAATTTGGCATTGCCATTCCTGCCTTGATACCTAAAGTTGCCGTGCTTACGACGTGCAAAGTCTTTATAGGCCTGTGACCTATGTAAGTCGGCTGGATTAAAATCCAGTAGGTTAAAACGGCAGTGGTCAAGCCACTCATCAAGATCATCAAAGATCTTACTTACTTCGGGCTTCATTTGAAGCGTCTTTTGAATATAGCCAGGAACAGCCATTTTTATTTCCTTATATCAATATTTGATAAAACTACCATTTTCTCCGTCTTCGGAGACCTCAATCCAAACCTCACGGTTAGGATACTTATTGGAAATGATATCATACAATTCGTCTGACATCATTTCACAACTCTTATGATCTAGCGACAAAACACCTTGTGCGCTAGAATACAGTTGTTCAAGCCATCGCTTGAACTGAATGAATTCCACATCTCTATCATTGTGGGTGACACTAAGCCATACCCTAAAATGGAAAATATGACGATGAGGATTAGCAAGAAACGATACATCATATTGATCTCCTGTTGCTAAGTTAGGGTCTGTTGCGGCCGCAGGGTAGCAATGAATGCCTTCCTTTTGAAATGTGACCCAAATCATTTTAAGCGGTCGTATGTCTTGTTTAATTATCATTGTATTTCCGTATCTTGCGTGTATTGATCCCAATGAGTATAATTTTTCATAGTCATTAAGTCGTGCAATTGATGTGTCCATACTCCAGGGTTAGTTGCACCCCAAGTACGGTCGTCAAGTTTAATAGTTGTGTTGTAGTTAAATTGGTTAATGTAAGGAAGTTTTACACTAATCATAGGAACAAATTTATTGTATTCAGTTAGACCACTTTCAAGTAATCCTTCCGCTTGTGCTACATCTAAATCCAAAGTACACCAATAGCCTGCATCTAAACAAGCCTTGATCATGTCTTCCCATGGACGCCATTGACTTGCATCATTAACTCCAATATTAGGAAAACTTTGGCTAGTACCAAAATATATTTGTTTGATACGCTTTGTCTCGTCAGTATAACTCTGTGTGTCGTTTGCAATTTTTAGAATTTCTTCAATAGGTTGTACACTTACTACAAACAAAGTGAACATATTGTAACATACAGTATGTTCAACTTCGTAACCTGTAAAAAATCTAACTTGTTGACGTTCTTCTGTGTTTAGCATGTTTATATAATAACGGTTTCAAAAGGTTTTGTCAATACAGTTTTGAACTAATTAGTCCAAACTGTGCTCTAATTCGATAATTTTATCATCATTCATATTTGTCAAATCGCTTTCGCCTGGTTCAGCATCTTCAAATTCGATAAAATTATTGAGTACGTCATTTTGGACTTTGCCACGCTGTAAACCGCCTTGTAATTCAGTTAAGAATTTATGTGCGTGTTTGAGCATTGCTTTTGGATCATCACTTTCAAACAATTCATTTACAAAACGATCAAAATACAAAATGTTACGTGGTACCCAATCACTTGGTTCATCACTCTTTGCACTCTTGCCGTCTAACCGCTTCCACTGTCTCCAGTCTGGCTTGTAACGAGCAATTTCCATATCCATTAAACGATTGGCACGTTGTACAGCTTCAATATGAATTTCTGTATTGTGCGCCATGTACAGTGCATAACTGAAACTATCCCAACTTGTTGTACCAACTTTATCAATTTTATTTTTGTCGCCCATTGTAATCCAATATTTAGGATCATTCATAAACTTTGGATCTTTAAACAATCTTACTGGATCAATATTATCTGCATTAACAGCAGGCCAATTTGGTTCGCCATGACTATAAAAACATACGTCACCCATTGTTAATCGATCACCAATTGCATTTCCCCATGGGAAAGGGTTCATGCTGTTAGCAAGTATTTTATTATCTGGAGCTTTTTCCATAACAATACTCCACTTATCACGTCTGTGACTTGGTGTTGTATATGCTAAACCATACGCAACAGCAATATATGGACTTGCACAGTCAAAACTAATTGTTAAATTAGGGTTACAATGCTTACGCAGTACACGTTGAATACTAGTCAAGTAACATGCCCAGTCTAAAGGAGCAGTTCCCAAAAAGTGCATCCAGTCTTTACCTTCTAACATACCTTCATCACGCATTGTGATAAGTCTATTTAGGATAATTGGCATGTTACACATATTTTGTGAACCCATAGCCCAACCTTCAAACGGCATATTTTTAACAGCATCGTACCAAGTATCACATTCTTCTGGACTATTACCTTGTAATACGTTTAAAAACTTAGTATTGCCTAATCTATTTTGAACAAAGTAGTTGTTATTCCAGACAGTGGCATCTAAACAGTCTTGGAAACTCTTAAGTCCTGTCTTTTCTCTATGCTGTGCATTACTGGCCCACGTTGGAACGTCAAGACACATACTCCAATCGGCAGTTAATTCTAGCCAATTAAGAATTTTGTCTCTAGTTACGTTAGCACCTTTACCTTTAAAGTCTTGCCAATCAAATTTTAGTATGCCTTTACCAATTTGGAAACCGCCGGAGTCACCTAAAATGATGGTGTTATTACGATCTCTTTCTTGTATCATACTATCTTGTTTTATAGCTTTATCTAAATCAAGTTGTGCATGACCTGCAGAATACAATGCGTTCTTATATGTAAAATAACCAGCTTCTGGATTTAAGAAGTTCATCCCTTCAATGCCTCTATCAAAGCCTGCAGGGATTCTATCCGGAGGAACAAACTCGCCGTATCGTTGTTTGCTTATGTATGTACTGTAGAAACTACTGATAGCTGGCAAATAGACAGCATAGTCTCTCTGTGTTTCGTTAAAATTAACTTGTTTCAAGTTGTTCTCCGTGTTCTTTCGATAATTTTACTATTAGATCTAATTGTTTTTCTGCTTTTTTAAAAGCATCAATTGCATGTTGTACAGCAGGATGCTCTTTGGCCAAACGTTCGTACTCTAATTCTTCATTACGTTTCTTACGTGCCCATTGTACTATATCTAGTACATCTTGATCTAGACCTACTGTGGCATAGCTAGTAGATAGTTGTTGCCAACTGCTACCATTAAACACTTCAAGTTCCGTATTGTTAATACGCATCATACCTTGTATAGGATTATTGGAATTAGGTGGTACATACGGTAGGGCAGTATTGCCGCCAGATACTATTAACCCGCTAATGCCTTGTAGACCTTTAATCATCGCTGTCGCCTTTAATACATCTATATAACAGGTATGAAAGCCCTACAAGTAGAACAATTGCACCTATTAAAAAGTTTACTTGATATAAATCCATATTACGCCTGTGCTGGAATAATATATTTGTAAGTAGCAGTTCCGCTATCTAAAGTAATTTGAATTGCTCCTACTTCATTGCTAAAACTAATTTTGGCATTGTTAACATCTGCAATTTTTAGAATGTTTAAAACGCTACTAACTGGCCAAGTCCAGCCTTTGTCTAATTTGCCACTAACACCTTGTGCAAAAACAAATTCGCCACCGTGTGTACTAGCATCACCAAAGATAAATTTAACTTTATCGCCGTCAGTACGTGCTAGGAATGTAGTGTGCTCTGTATTAGCACCTGCTTGTAAACTAAAACGTTGAATAGATGCTAGCGTTGGCTCAAGTTCCACTGTCCACTTTGGCTCTTTGAACTTAACGTTCTTAAGTTTTTCATTAATGATCTGCGTGTTCATAAACTTATAGTCGTTCTTGAAATCGCCATCTTTATTTTCAAAGTGAATGCCGTCTGGAATCATTTCACCATTAATGCTTCTTGAAGTTAATTCAATCTCAGCACCTTCTTTGTACTCAGCACAATCGATTAAGTATTTCAACTTGTTTAATTGTGGCATACCAAATACACCCTTCATTTGTGGGATTGGTGCATTTGTTTGACCCATCATAATAACTGAACGGTCATCTGCCATGCTGTCAATTTTTGTTTCGTTGTCATCGCCTGTAATTTTTACAATGCTAAGGCCCAATGTATGTGTGTGGCCAACGATGTCTTGTAGTATATCTTTCATTTTTATTATTCTCCGTATATAATGATTATATTTAGATCTAGTGATAAAGTCAAATTAATTTTATTCAAAATCAAATAACTTACCAAAAGTACTTCCACTATCAGTGGTACTTTCAATGTCCCATTCCAAAACTCCAATAAGGTTACTAATCTTATTGTCGATAATTGTCTCCTCCATTGCCAAATCATCAAATGGCAAATCTTGGAACCACTTAGGAATTTTCAATTCATCTACTGGATAAGCAACACTGGTATAACCCATTGCGTTATTTTTCAATTTGCAAACATACACTTTCATACCATCAACAATTTGTACAGAATACTTGTCACCGTTCATTTCACGCAAACGATTATAGTTAATACTAGCACGAACGTGACCAGGCATATTTGCTTTACCTTGTTTACGTTCTTGTTCTTGATAATCAGTAATGTTATTTGCCCGTCTTGGGCTTCCCTTCTCCCAACCTGGCTTAGATTTAAAATCTTGTCTAAACTCGATAATTTTATCTAATACAAATTGTTCTTCTGCACCTTGCAATACGTCCATTAGAATTTCTTCTAAGAAGTTCTGCATATATTCTGGAGTATCACTACGCTTGAGGTCCAAACCCATAGCTTTAATTTTACCAGGTTTGCCATTTTCATCTAAACGTTTGCCTTCTTTATCATAGTTAAGAACAGCATAACGTTTTTTAGTAATAAACAATCCTTTAATAGCAACTAGTTCACGTCCACCTTTAATAACTTCGCCACGTGACTTTGGACAATGAAAGTAATCTAACATAAATTGTGGGAAACTATTATTAACTTCTTCCGCAATTTGGTCATATAACTGTACTACGGTGTCTTTATCCCAATGTAAGTTGCCTTTTTCTACTTCATTACGTAAAGTACTCCAGGCACTAAAATAGCATGAGTCAGTATCACCATAAATGATACTTTTACCTTTGTAGTCATACTCGCCACAAATAATTTCATTAATCTTACTAGCCATGTGTCTTGCTACACATCGACCAACTAGTGTAGTTGACTGTCCAATACGCTTATCAAAGAATCTGCAACCTGGATTTAACAACGCACCATATAGTGAATTCAAATTAATCTTACGTACTAGTTGTCGCTTGTCCCAATATTCAGCTTCAATTTTGTTGCCAGCAACTTCAGCATCTCGAGACTTCCTCTGCATTTCTTTACGTTCAGCATACCACTTTTTCAATAAGCCTGGAATAATACCTTCATACTCGTATGTAAAAATAGTTCCATTAGCACTTAGCATCCAAGGTTTATTACTGTTAAAAATAACTTCGTAAATCTCAGCACCACTGTTTACGCTAGAATCACCGTTGCTCCAGTCAATAGTAATCTCTTCTGACTTACTTTGATTCATAACAGCTTCATATTCTAAACTGCCAAACTTATCTTCCCAACTGCCTGCAAATGACTTTTTATGTAAGAGCATTTGATTTTGGATAAATTCTTCTGTTTTAGTTTGACGTAACTGACCAACAATAGTTTCTGGTCCCATGTTAAGCGCACGAATAGCTGAAGGATACAATGAGTTAATGTCAATTGCACCAATCCAATCATGCAATCCTTTTTTAGGAAATGCAACATACGCACCAGCGGCCGCAGTGTCGCCTTGTTCGCCTTTACGTTGGCGACTTGGAACAATTAGTCCGTGTTGATGTGCTTCGTTAATAATAGCCTGTTCAGTCATTGCCACAGCACCCATTGTTGTTTGTAGCAATACAGTATTACCGTGCGCCAGCACGTTTGCAAGGTCTAAGAATTTTAACTTCTTATCCATCTTATCCAACAATGCACAGTCTTGTCTGTTATATTCAATAAAAGTACGGAAATCATTATTGTATAGTTGATCAAGTGTTCCTTCGTATTGTGTTTTATTTTCACCAACTTCAAGTTCACCAATTACATCAAGTCTGTAACTGTGCATTTCTTCATACTTGTATTTGCGATAAACTTCCAAACTATCCAAGTGTACACGGCCAACAAAGTCATAAGTGATAGCAGTTTTACCAAACTTTTCATATTCACGCTTTTTAGGATATTGATCCCACAAACAAAAACGCTTAGTGTCTTCTTTACTTAATACACGGGTTACACGATTAACAGTATAAGGTACGTCAAAACCTTCGCTGTTCCAACCTGTGATAATGTCAGCGTCATCAATTAGTGTTAGAAAGTTATCTAACAATTCTGCTTCAGTTTCAAACAATATTGTATTAGGGAAATCTTTAATGGACTCTTGTGCTTGCTCCATAGTCATTGTCTTTGGAGGTAATGCTAAACATACAAGTGTATCCATCCATTGCAGGTGAACAGCAATCGCAGTAATTGGCATGAACGCATCATCTGGTGAAGCATAGCCACGTTCTGGATCAAAGTCCACCTCAATATCAAAAAATGCTACGTGCATTTTAGGAGGTTCTTTGCCCAGATAGTTTTCTTCCAATATTCTAAATACTGGATTGATATCACTTTCAAAAAGTGTTTTATTGCTGTGGATTTTTTGTTCTTTAGTAAAGTCTTTAAAACTTCTTACAGTGACTTTGCTCAAGTTATCGCCAAACATACTGCGATACTTGCCCTTATGATCAGGGTAATAAAATTGATAACGTGCGGGGTATTCTACAAACCGTCTATTACCTTTTTCGTCTCTTTCAACGACATTGATAATATCCTTCTCTCTATCCCAGAGAGCATCTACATAACTCATATTTTTCTCCTAGCGACTTTGGGCTCGCAAACCAAAATGATCAATTATGGCTGATCTAACCATCTACACGTATATTTACGTTAGTCTGTTTTAAATTTAAAATTTCCTGAAACGCTTATTCTATAATCATCTGAAGTATAAAACGGATATACACTATGACATAATTTAGCTGGAAAAACTATTAATGCATTTTCTAAACTTTTATCTACATGAATAGTATGTCCGCATACATCTCCCATTATTGAAGTGTATTGAAATTCAAACGCTCCTGGAACATTTTTATTAGACTTTGCACCAGGACCTTTGGTTATTTCTTCTTCTAAATTATAAGGAATATTAATCCAAATTACAAAACTCATAATTCCTGTATGGTTGTGTACTGGATTAAATTCATGTTTCTTTTGAAAATTGACCCAAGCAGTTTCTAAAATAACTGGGCAGTCTTTAGTTAAAAAATTATAATCTTTTAAAAAATTAAATTCTTTATCATACTCTATTACATATGGTAGTATAAGTTTTTCAATATATTGATGATTTTTAATCAATCCAAATTCATTAACAATATTTCCCGCTAAATCAGAATTGTGTTTGACACTGCCTTCAAAATTTAACTTAATAGACTCAATCTCTTCTTTGATAGGCCGCAACTGTTCATCTGTTAATTGCTCTGCTAAAAATCCTAAATTGCTAAAATAGTTAACGGTACTCATTGTAATAGAAACCTAATATATCCAAAAGTGTCTATGATTGTCATAACAACACTCATCACTACCATGCCAACGCTACCACGACTAATGCCACAGAATATCATCAGAAACGTTCCACTTAGCCACAACGGGTATGTAATTCCATATGGAACATTTGGGGCCATAAATGCAAAGATGATAGCAGTGGCCAATGCTGTGAAAGCATTATAGGTCTCGGCAGTTAGACGCCATGGATTAGCATACCAATCCGCTTTGACCCAACTTATAACTCCTGATAATTGTTTACGGAGTTGTAGTGACATTTGTAGTCGACCCTTGTTGATTCCATGGAGTACCGCTTCCATGTCCAGTAGTATGTACAATGTCCTCTAAGTCACTAAAGTCTTTAGCAGTTTGTTCCCAATCATCCTTCATTGCTGTACGGATTGCCTTTTTAATAACACTGGGCTTTACATCCAATTCTTCTGCTACTGCTTTAATTGTTTCATTCAAGCCTTCTTGTAGGCTTTTAATTTCATCCATTACTTGCCAACCGTCTTTAACCAGTTGTTTTAATTTTGCTTGTTCTGGTGCACCAAATACTTTGCTCATGTATAAACTCCTATTGTTTTACAATTATAGCGTAATTATGTACTGGTGTCAAGCCTACAGAAATTTTAGTCATAAAAATAGGGCAAGATAAACGTTGCCCTATATAAAAAGGATTAACCTTTAATTTGTTTGTTCAAACGTGATTGTAAGCCTGCAAAGTATTCATCGCTTTCGGAAATTGGCATGTGTTTAATACGTGCCGCTTCTTGTTTAGCTTCTCTCAACGCTTTAACTGTATCCATTGCTTGTTTAGCAATGCGTAGTAATTGAGCTTCTGTACTTTCTTTGACTTTCTTTTTCTTACCGCCCATTTCGTCTTTACCTAAACGACCAGCAATAACATCACCGCGTGTGACCTTGTCATATGGTTTAGCATTATTAGCTAAATTACCATCGTTCTTTTTGGCTTCTTTAACTTTTTTACCTTTGTGTTCCATACTTGCAGTTAGTTCTTGATCATCAGTATCATTTACTGCTACTGCTGTATCACTACCAACTTCTGCTTTCTTCATTGACTTTGGTTTTGGTGGTTTATATCCTGGAGGTGGCGCAGTGGCTCCATCACTTGGCCCCATCGATCCGTCATCTTTAAAATTTGGATTTGTTGGCCCTGGAGTTTTTGGACTCCATTGTTTGCCCTTATGTGGACCAGAAGTAACTACTGCTTCTTTAACTTTTGTGTCTGTTGTCTTTTCCACTTCAGCTCTTCCTTTCTTTGCTAAATGTTTAGCAATATTTTTATCTTTAATTATGTTACCATAGCGATCTTTTTTAACTTCTCCTGCTTTAGAATACGGACCGTCAAATGGAGGATCTTCTTGAGTCTCATTAAACTTCTGTCCTTTGCCATGTGCTGACATTTTCTTTGCATCTTTCATATTGATCCCTAAATTTTTAGCTATTTTTGGATTATGTGCCGCCGCATCAATTGCTTTTTTCTGTTTGGCTGTTTTATATGGCATAATAATCTCCGATACTTTATTTATCGTTTTTGCGGTGTGCCAAAGATACTATCGCCATCTAGGGCATTATCTGTTGGTTTTTGCTTTTTTGGCTTTGGCTGTGGTGGTGCTTTAGTTCCTGACCCTGATCCTGGACTACCTAAATAACTTTTCTTTCCACGGGCTGACCCTGGGCTTAAATTAGCAGTAGGATTAGCTGGACCTAATGATGCGGTAGTAGTACCGCCTTCACTACCTGCTTCTACTAATAAATCTTGAATACGCATTATAGTTTATCCTCTGGTTCTGGGGCATCTATTGTTTCGCCTGGTTTTTTACCAGGAACTTTGCTTGCATCAACTATGTATCCAGAACTTGGTAATACTTTTATAATTGGTAGATTATACTGTTTCCCACCAATTGGAACAGGAATAACTTCACCAACATTTTTTCTTTTCTTTTTAACTGGTTGCTGATTTGCAGGTTCAATTTTAGATCCTGAAGAGTTTGACATTCCTGGCATGAGTGTAACATTACTTGCTAATTCTCTGCCAAGTTCTCTTCTTGCGGCAACTCCGCCTAATGCACTTGTAGCTTGAGTTGCAGTTTTTGCACCTTTAATTGCACGACCAATTGGCAATGCAACTGCGATATCAGCAATAGCACTACCTACAGTATAATTTGGTGTTATATTAGTTTGTATAATATCGTTAATTTGTTTACCGTATTTGATTACAGTTCTTGGATCAGCACCTGGAATTGCATCAGAAATTTGGCCAGCAGTGAGTGTTGCACCAAATATATTAGCAACTGGTATATCTCTAAGAGCACCTGGGAGTTCAAATTCTAATAGAATTTCTTGTATCTTCATATTATACGCCGTATTTGTTCTTTTTAATTGTTGCTACTGGACTAGCAGTATTGGTGCCTTTAGGTTCTAAACTGCCATTGCCAGCTTTTGTAGAGCCCTTGATACCTAATTGTTTTGCCGCATGATTAATCATTTCTTGTTCTTCATCAGTATAACTTTTAACTGTATAGTCACCAGCAAATGGACTTTCGTTTTCTACATTAACATCGGGCGATCCTGCAAGTGCAACGCCAAAACGATATGCTTTATATCCGTCACCATTGTACATGTTTAGTGCATTGAATGTTTGTAATCTGCTGATTGGGTTTTCTTGACTAGCACGTAATTTGCCGCCTTCAATTAGTAATTCATTAATTCTCATGCTGTCTTTCCTTGCGCCTTTAATGCTGCCAATGCCTTGCGTTTCTTTTTAAGTTCTTCTTTACGTTTTTCTTCTTCTGGATCAAACGTTGTTTCTGGCCTTGACATTGAACTTACAAAGTCTTTGATACTACCATATGTTGAACTAACGTAATCTTTAACAGCACTTGGCGCATTATTAATTGACGCCATAAAACTATTAGTGTTGCCACCACTTCTAGCCATTGCTTTTTCAATATACTGTCCTACAGTTGGTGCTTTGGGATTTTTTAAATCTCTCCAGTGAGTATTAATACTTCCATCTTTATTTATTGCTCCAGGGCCAGCGTAATACGCCGCATATACTTTTGCAGGGTCGCCTTGATATTTTTTATGATAGTGTCCTAACAATGCATCGCCTGCCGCTCTATTTTGATCAGGATTATTGATATCATATTCAGTTGGAATTATCTTTGCTTGTTTCATCCAGTCAAATGTACTAGGTAGTATTTGCATTGGACCTAAAGCACCAGCATAGTTTGGTTTAGTAGTATCGGCCTTTCCATAACCGCTTTCATTACCGTAAACATTTCCCTGTATAGTGGCTAGATTGGACTGATCCACTTCTTCAGGTTTTTTGGCAACAGTTTCTAATAATTCAGTTATACGCATCTTATTTCCCTACAGGCTTTTCGCCAGTCATATAAGGCAAACTAAACCATAATTGGAACCATTCTGGAGTTCCTGGTTTAATATTATGTTGCTTCATTAACTGACCTTTTTCGTTACCTGTCCCACTTATGTTGCTACCTTCTAAACCTTTATATTCTTTTAAATGCCTATTAAGGCCTGCTAAGTGTTGTATTGCTTTTAATTCATGTATAGGATCACTACTGTCAAGATAACAATCTTCATCTGTATCTTGATTTAAATTTTCTGTAGTAATCTTATACTGTTTCATTTTAACGTGCTACGTAGCATCCAACTGTGTTTCTTATGTGCGTCTTGACGATCAGCTAAAAAGTTACTTAACCCATGATCACCAGCTTGTTCAGCCATGCTAAATGTTAATTTAAAAATGTTAGCCATTTTTTCGCTATCATCTAATAGCTCACCAACCATAGCGCCTTGCTCAAGGATTTCGTTTTCATCTTCAACTACTGATAGCATACTAAATTTTTGTAAACTAGCGGGAGCATATATCTGTAATGCACGTAATTGCTCTGCAAAAGTGTCAATGCTTCCATAAACTTCTGTATAAATTTTTTCAAACAACTCGTGTAGTTGTGGAAACAGAGAACCTTCTACATTCCAATGAAAGTTTTGTGCTTTGATTGCAAATGCATACTCACTTGCAAACGCTGTTTTAAGAGCTAATTGATACTTGTCCATCTTATTTGCCTTTACCCATATTATATACTTTGCCGTCTGGTCCTTGCATACCTAAATGCATACTAGGATATTTGGCGTGTAATGCATTGATTACTTTTTGTGCGGCATTCATACCTTCTTGTCTAGGCTGCGCCTTAGTATGTTCCCATTTACCATTCTTGGCAATCACAACAAAATACATTCCGCGATCTTCGTCGCCAAGTTCGTGTTCCATTTCGTCACGTTTGAAATTGCGCTTTTGTTGGTCCATTTGACCTTGTTGGTAACGGTCATAATCAGTTGCGCTCATTGTATCTGGGTTGCGTGATACTTCTGTCATTCTTGATTCTTTTACATCTGGTTCAGCCACAGGGTTTAAACTGTCAATGTGCATCTGCTTAACTTTATTAAAAAGTGGATGATCTGATTTTAGTTGTTCACCTTTATGGAAATAATCAAAGTCTTGATTAGGATCCATGCTAGGTCTTGCTGATATATTTGGTGATAGCGTATAATCTTTTGGTTTTAATGTTACCGTTGAGTGATATTTCCCAGGGTTTTTAGGATCAGCTATTGTTTTGACTTCTTGATTATAGTGCATCCCATTTCCTGGTTTATCTTGGAAATTGTCTCCGTATTTTTTTCTAAGTAAATCTGTAGTAGCTAGTTGTCTAGCACCGTCTACTGACATTTGCATATTACTGCTAGAATAGGTACCAACTTGTTCGTTTACGCCACGTTCTTCTTCTGAACGCATATAATCCCACACTGCTATTAACATTGATTTAGCCACTGCAATCTTTTCTTGACACCATTCAGGCAAGTTATCGCCTGCATTGATAACATCGTCAATGCCGTCCACGGCACGACGAAGTGTTTCAAGATTGTTGTCAGCCATACCAGCTTCATCATCGTACTCGGCATTGCTTTCGTTTTTAGCCACTTTCATTGATTGTTGATTTTTAGCGGCAGTATCATTATCAAAAGGTCTATATTCTTTTGGTAAAGCACCTGCTAGTGCATCGCCAACTTTTGTAGCAACGGTAGAAATTGTATCGCCAATACCTTCTGCAACTGATTGGGCTTTGTGCTTAACATCACCTTGTTTGGCTGCTTTCTTTTTATCTTTGTGTGCCCCAGCACCACTTTGAATTGCATTTTTAGCAACAAAGTTTCTTGGCTTAACAGTTGCCTTAACTGCACGAACACCTTTTTTATGTTCAATTATTTGTGTGATTTTCATAGTTGTTCCTCTGCTCCTACTTTGGCTGGTGCCTTACCAGGAATTTTTTTAGTAACTTGTGTTTGTTGTGCAGGTTGTTGCACAGGTTGTTTTTGTTGTACTGGCGCAGGTTTTTGCGCTTGATCTTTAATTCCTAAACCTTCTCTTACTGTTTGGTATAAAGTTTTTCCGTTAACTATAACATCATTACCAACACCAGTAAATTGTTGGAATTGTTGTTCGTTGCCAGCAACTGCGGCTTGCCGAGCTTTAGTTCCACTGTAACCTTCTACACCTTCTGCATCAGCATCACGTTGACCTGCACTGATATATTGCATAACCACGTGTTCACGTGCTCCAGCTGGATCCGTGCTACGAATAGGACCACTGTTCCAACTAGTTAATAATTTTTCAATACTGCCTTTTTCTTTGCCTAGTCTATCACTGCCAGCAACAAATGCCATGTTGCGATAACCTTTTTGGTATAACCAATTAGCCGCATAAATTGGACCTTGTACGTAATCAGTTACAATATGACTAGCAACTTCTGGATAAATTTGTGCAATGAATTGTGCTTTTGTATTTGGATCTAATGGATCATCAGTACCAACACTATTACTTAAGAATACAAAAGAATTTTCACCACCCGCCTCAATAGTCTTGTTCATTACTAAACCGTGACCCATTGTAGGAGGGTTCATACGACCAAAACAGAATGTTGCCAAAGGCATTTTACTCTTTTGTGCAATCTCTTCATCTGGTACTTTATGTTTAGCAAAGTTAGCACGGCTAAATCCTAAACGATCAATTAATTTTAATTTGTCTTTACCTGCACCAAACACATAACCTTCGTGTGCATTTAGTCCGTCAGTGATAGCAATAACTTCACTACCTTGTTGCTGTGTATCAATTTGTTGTTTGATATGCAGTTTTAAATCAACAATGGCGGCCCACATGGTCCAAATGCCTAGTAAGCCTGGTCCGCCTTGACCTTCTTGATATAACCAGCCATCTTTATTAGCACCTAAGAATTTTGCCTGTGCAGTTTCATTTAAACGTTCTTTTAAAAATTCTAAGAAGCGTGGAACTATATTAGTTTGTATATCGTTCTCTTCCAGCATACGTGTAATGAAAGGGCCCATAGCAGTAATAACTGCCTTGCCCTTCATTGCTGTTAAATCTTTAATAAACTCATCAACATCTGTTCTATGGTTATTAATAATAGTTTGTGTTTCTGCTAATAGGTCTGTGTTAATTCCGACACGTGGTTTGTCTTTCATTTCACCAACCAAAAATACAACACCTGTATCTTCTGATAAACCTTTTAATCCTACTAATGGTTGATCACCTGAACCAATACCAGGAATATATGTGTGTACAGCAATACCGCCAATACTTCTAGCAATTTTGTCACCTAAACTATTTCCCTTGCCGTCATCTATTTGTACACGATATTCAACTGTGTTTGGTTTGAATACAAAATAACCATCACTTGTTGGCGGAGTTCCAGTCCACATTAGATCACCCATCCAAAATTGATTTTTTACATTTGGTACAGCTTTCTCTAATGCTGGTCTTAGTACACTTTCTTTTTCCCACAAGTCGCCACGATTTGCATCACGTGATATATCATAATCTTTAATACTCATAAAACTCATAGCACCTTTGACAACTTTGTCATACATGTGCTTGTCCATGAATACTAAACTACCATTTTCATCTCGACCAAAAACAACGGCAGGGAATCCATCCCATTTAACACTCACTGTACTTGGATCTGTTTGTAAACTTGCTAAATCTTTTAGAACACGATCTGCACCTGTACTACCTTGAGAGATAATAAGGTCTTCTGGATGGTCAATGCCTTCCATAATTGCTTTGCGAGATGGTGTAAAAAGTTCTATCAAATACATAATGTTATATTTATTGTGTTTGCTGTTGGGGTAATTGGGATAACTTTTGCGGCTGTTTTGCTAGTGCGGCTCTAATACCACTCATGCTGGCTAAGTCTCTAGCAGTTGCTTGTGGTCCTAATAGTATTTTAGCAATGTCATCTTTCTTAATAGCAATGACTTGATTGGTATCTCTATCTACTAGGCCTCTGTCTGGACTAAACTGCAAGTTGCCTTTTTCTTCACCTGTCTTTGGATCAATAAAAGTTTTTTGGCTAGCAAGTTTAGCCAGTACTGGATACATCTGTATCCATAAATCGCCACCACGCATTGTTGTATCTTTAGCAAAGTCATGTGTATGTAGTTCCCATGATTCTTTTGGACGCACAATTAAGTCTACTGAAAATGTTTTACCACCTGCACCATATTCAACAGTTAGTGTTCCTGGGTCAGTACGGAATCCACTTCTGCTCATGTAATCAGCTAATGCCCATTTACTTGAACTCATTTCTAATTTTGCTTTTTTAGCAGGATCTGCTAGAACATTTGCCATTGCTTTTGGACCAATTGGTTTAGCACTGGCAGAATTATATGCTTCTATGTCTGGAGGAAATTGTTTTGTTAAATTTTGTGGATCAATCATAATATCAATGTCACCACTGTCTTCTCTGCCACCGCCACCATATGGGTGCTCTGGATCAAAACTTCCAGCACCGCCAGCAGTCCAACCACCAACAATGCCTGCTTTCTTTAATATAGGGTCAAGTGCGCCTTTGGCAGTTAAAAAGTCTTGTTTATTAACACGTGACACTTCAATACCTTGACTAGCAAGTCTTTTCCCTGCTTCAAATAATAATTCATTAATACGCATTAAAATAACCCCTTAACTATATCTAAACCACCTTGTATCTTTTCACGATCTGCATTTGCACGAGCAATTGCTTCGGGGGTTGTTGCTTTGTCACGCTTCTTACCTGCAATGTCAATTTGTGCTTTCTCATCGTATCGTGCTAAAAACTTTTGTAAAAAATCATCTGCACTAGCATATGGCTCTAATGCGCCCTGCCCAAACATCTGATTTAGCTCGCAACTACGAGCAAAGCCTTTAACAGCATTTACCATAGTGGCAATTTTAACATCGTCAATATTGTTACCTGGAAATTGTTTTAACAGAGGATCAACTTTTTTAGCTGGTGTACCTAAAATTTGTTGATGTAGGTAATTGAAGATATCGTATACAAACGTTCTTGGGTTAATACTGAGAGTTTGAACTTCAACACCTTTTTGTTTACTAAATGGTACTTGTTGTCCATTTACTGTTTTTAATTGAACGCCTGCGTGTTGAATACTCATGTTTAGCAGTTCACCTAACACACTAAACATATTGCCCATTAGCAATCCCTTCATTCCACGTTCTGGTGTTACACGTGCCGCACCCCATTCTGCCATCTTTTCTTCATGCCACATAAAATCAACTTGTACGTATTGATCTTGACCAACTTGAAATATGGGATGTCCTGGTTTGCTTTCACTAGTGTCTACATATTGCGGATGTATTGTTGTAACAAATTTGTCTGCAAGATCATTCCAATAACTAGTAAATTGACCATACGTTAATCCTTCTACAGGATTACCAATCATTTGTAAATCAATATCGCCATATATAACATCAGGTCTCTCAACCGAGTCTTGTTCATGATAAGCACTACTACCTGTAGGCTTTCCACGTTTAATTGGAGGGATATTTTGTTTTTTTAGATAGTTGTTGAAATCAGAAACAAACTGATCTACTACCTTGAGAGCCACACTGACTATCTTTGGATGTAATACAGTTTGTTGAGTTTTAGTAGTGTCCCAACCGCCCTCAAAAAGTTCAGTTATCCTCATGCTCTTTATGACTCTCTTGGTTAATTTGGGCCAATTGTCGAGCAACTTTAACTCTTAATGGGGCAGGGAATAATTTATTTGGGTCGCCCTGTAGTTTTTCATCTTTATAAAACATTACACAGGCTGTATCAACTAGTTCGTCATACTTTTTATAGGCTGTTTTCTTGTCGTATGTTTTGTTTGCTATTTCTTTCTTAACATCGTTAAGAATAGGGATCATTAATTTCTTATGAAGGTCATCATGATCTAAGATATATGCCATGAGGTCTTTACATAGTTCCTCACTGGATTCTTCTTCTTTATCAACGCTTGTGTTTTGACTAAAAAATTCTCTTAAAAACATAATTTATATGACCCATTTTAATTTGACTGAAACGCAAAAATACATGACAGTAATCTATCATGTATTTATTTGTAACGTAATGGGATATGAATTAGTGATTGTACAGAATTCCACCAAAATTCCCACCAGAAATGTTAACTTTAGCTCGAATCCACACAAAATTTCCACTGAAATTAAAGAATTTAATATCGTTGGGGTTCTTGTTGAAACTACTGTATGTACTATCTATATTAAACCAGTCGTTATCTGTTGGTTCAGTTGCAAGAGTAGCTTGCATTACTACATCGCCTACCATCAAATTAGGGCTATACGTCACTGTATGTAACATGGTATGCCCAAGATAGTAGCCATCACCTTTGACTTTTTCACTGTAATAAGTGTAAGTTCCGGTAGATCTCAATGTCATAGAAGGCTCATAAGTGACTGACCCACTAGTGACTTGTCTAACTGTAAATTGTAATGTTTCGCTGAGTTTTGGCATAGTATAATATTTAAGCGATTTCTTCCTTTAATATAAACTCTTCAGTTCTGTGTAAATGCTCACCAACATACAACATAGCCATACTGGCTATTTTTTGATCCTTGGCATAGAAATAGTGTCCATAGAAATAAGGATATGCGTTACCTGCTAAAATTCGTCGAGTTCCGTCAGGAATATGAATTCTTCCATCATTAAATTTGCTAGTCCACGTTAGAAAGTCGTTTAAGAATGATGTAGATGGTCTATTTCCATCTTTAAAGTACATTTTATACCTAAATTTTTCGTGGGGTAGTGTTGTACAGATTACTTTATTCTTATTTGAACTTAGGAATACAGCTTCTTCGTCACTGTGAGGACTGTGAATTTCTTTTATAAAAGTTTTAATACCATCAGATATAACAGTTACCAGTTGTGTGTCATTGGTAAAAATACTAACCCTGTCACTTTCGTATCTAGTTTGAAACTCTTTATCAAGTAAAGTTAATTCTAAAAAGGCTGTTAGATTAAGAAGGTCTTTTCTATTATTCCAAACGTCCTTCTTTTTGTCATATATAATAACCGAACCCCATCTATTATCTAAAGGGGTTTCGGGAGGAAGTGAAAGCAATTGATCTGCACAATTACTTCTATGTAAATGTCCAAGTCCTTTGCTTTCTATAACAATCTTATACAGCCATTTTTTATAAAATAGCTTTTTAGTATCAATCTTCCGAAATGACATCTTCAATTACCTCTGGCTCTAATGCTACGGGTAGAGGATCTAAATAATCAAATACTAAACCATCATCTGTTTTGTCAACTTTAACAATTCCACCGTTAAGTAATTGACCAAACAGTATTTCACGGCTTAATGGCTTCTTAATTTTATCATCAATTACTCTTTGTAATGGACGTGCGCCCATTTTACTGTTAAATCCTTGTTCAACCAAATAGTCACGTGCAACGTCTGTTAATTGTACAAACACATTCTTATCAGAAATTAGTTCGTTCATTTCACGCACAAACTTGTCAACAACTTTGAGCATTACACTATGACCAAGTTTCTTAAACTTAATAATACCGTCTAAACGATTTCTAAACTCTGGAGCAAAGAACGCATTAACAGCAGTATCAGTTTCGCTTAACTTTTCTTGACTGCCAAAGCCAATGTTTTTCTTTTCACTATCTGCGGCACCTAAGTTACTGGTCATGATAATAATGGCGTTACGTGCATCTGCTTTCTTACCATTACTGCCAGTTACGAATCCATTATCCATTAATTGTAACATTACGTTAACAACATCAGGATGTGCTTTTTCAATCTCATCTAATAACAATACACAGTTAGGTGTTTCTTGTAATGTAGTAATCAATTGTCCAGCATTGTCTTCAAAGCCAACATATCCTGGAGGTGCACCAATAAACTTTGCCACTGCGTGTTTTTCTTGGAACTCACTCATATCAAAACGTACAAGTTTAATTCCCATTTTGTCACTCAGCTGTTTAGCAGTTTCAGTTTTACCACAACCAGTGGGACCTACAAACAAGAAACTACCAACTGGTTTGTTGACTGATTTAAGTCCTGCTTGAGCAATATAAATTTTATCAAGCAATGTATCAATGGCATTTTCTTGACCAAACACTTCTGCTTTCAAACTATCTTCTAAGTTTGTAAGTTTCTTAGTCTCTTTAGCCGCAACTTGCTCTAACGGCAAGTTAGTCATTTTAGCAACTTCATAAACTACTTCGTCATGATCAACAGTGCCATTTTCTTCGTCACGTATCTTAAAACGAGCACATGCACAATCAATAATATCAATTGCCTTGTCGGGCAACTTCTTATCACTCATGTACTTGATACTATACTTGACGCTGTCGATAATTGCCTGTTTGGTAATTTTGACACCATGATGTTTTTCGTAATACTTCTTAAGTCCTGTAAGGATCTTAATTGCTGTTTCCTCATCTGGCTCGTCAACTACAACACGTTGGAATCTGCGCATTAGGGCACGATCCTTTTCAAAGTGCTTGCGGAATTCTTCCCATGTAGTACTGGCAATAACTTTAAAGCCGCCCTTGGCCAATGCTGGTTTTAACATATTAGCCATGTCATTGCTTTGACCACTGCTTGCTCCAGCACCATTCATCATGTGTGCTTCGTCAATGAATAGAATAGCTTTCTTTTTCTTTTCAATAGCAGTTAGTACAGTCTTTAGTCTTTCTTCAAAATCACCACGATACTTACTGCCAGCAAGTAACGCACTGATATCCAATGTATAGACTGTGTGGTCTTCGATAAACTTTGGTACTTTGCCTTCAACAATGTTACGAGCAAGACCTTCAGCAATCGCAGTCTTACCTACACCAGGATCACCAATCATCATTACGTTTGATTTGTGTCTACGTGCCAATACAAGTTGAATCTCTTCAATTTCTTTTTCACGACCAATAACTGGATCGATTTTCTTTTGTTTAACTCTGTTATTCAAGTTAACACAGAAATTATTAATAACTGCTTCTAGTTTACTTTCTGGGATAGTCGCTTCTTCACCGTTTTCAATAGTGTTGTTTTCCTGATTGATAAACTCTACAAATTTGTCTTTATCAATCTTAGCCAAACGCAAGTAGTAATGTGCATGACTTTTCTTTTCATGCAATATGCTTAAGAAGCAATCAATAGGTTCAATAGTAGTACGGCCAGCAAACAATGTTTGTGTAAACGCACGATTTAACATACGTTCAATACTATTTGTTTTCTTTGGTCTGCTACTTTGATTTTCATTAACAATAGTTGACAATTCATTTGCAATGTAACTAGTCAAATTTAATTTTAAATCTGTAACATCGGTACCAAAATCATTTAGCTTTTTGCCAAACTTTTCATCACTTACTAAACTTAGTAGAAAGTGTTCCAACGTAATATATTGATGTTTATTTTCGATAGCCAACAATACAGCACGTTCAAAAATACCTTCTAACTCTTCATTTGGTTCAAGCATAGTTCCTCACTTTGACTTTCTTAGATTTTTTAACTGCCATGGCCCATTTTAAAGTAGAAAGTCTATCTTTAAAATTGATGCCGTTTAAATGATCAAGCTCGTGTAAAAAGCATTTACAATCATATCCTTCAAATTTATTTTGATGCTCGTTGCCTTCGCTATCAAAATACTTACCTACAATCCAACTTGGTCGTTTAATTTTAACAAAAACTGTTGGGAAACTCAAACACCCTTCTTCTATATCAAGTAAATCAGTACTAGCATCAACTACTTCAGGATTAAAGTACGCATTACTTTGTTCTTTCATTAATATATGGCCCATGGTAAAAACTCTTGTTCGAATTCCCACTTGAGGTGCGGCAAGGCCAATTCCGTCATGTGCAAACATTACTGCTAACATCTCTGTTTCCAATTGCTTGGGATCCATAATTGGATTAGCAAAATCAAATGCTGGCATTACTTCTTCTAAAATAGGGTCTGGATGTTTTACAATTTTCAACATTACTTGATACCCTTAATATGTTTAACCATGTTAATAGCATTTGAATCTAAATCAGTTGGAATTTGTACATTTACTCTGACATACAGCCTACCAATATTACCTGCTTGATCTGTCATACCCTCATTACGCAATCCTAAAGTAGTTCCACTTTGCGTTCCTGCTGGCACAACTAATTGTAGCACACGACCGTCTAATGTCCTAATATCTACCGAAGTACCAAGAATTGCATCAAAGCAATCAATATTTGAATCTGTTAAAAGATTTAAACCTTCTCTAGCAAACTTAGGATGTGGCATTACATTGATGCTAATAGTTAAATCTCCAGCAGGGATATTTCTAATTGAATCATCACCCATTCCTGAATAACGAATGGCCATACCATTATCAACTCCTTTAGGAATTGTAATATTCATTTGTTTACGTCCAGTTGGATATTGTATTTCAATTGTTTTTTCAACACCCGTAAATGCTTCTTCTAAACTAATTGTTAGATTAACATTTAAAGATTTATTTCTTGGTTGTTGGCGTTGTTGAAAACTTGGTCCTTGTCCAAATCCAAAGTTAAATCCAAAGCCACGCAATATATCGTCCATCCCGCCTGTAGTAAAATGGAATTCATGATTACCAAATCCGCCTTGATTTGGATTCAGCGGATCTACTCCTTGATCCAACATAGATTTTTTCTGTGGATCACTTAGTATATCATGTGCTTCGTTAATTTCTTTGAATACTTTTTCATCACCGCCTCGATCAGGGTGATGTTTCATTGCCTTGCTTCTGTAGGCCTTTTTAATTTCATCTGGTGATGCGTTTCGAGGAACGCCGAGAGTCTTATAATAGTCTTTCATAGTACAATTATATAACAAAAAAAGGCAACTGTCAAGCTGCCTTTTGAAATGGAAATAATTAAATTATTTCTTTTTGGCAGGCTCTGGAACCTTTTCGCCTTCTACTTTCTTATGAACTTTGATTTTTTTACAATCTTGAGCTTGCTTACCAGTTTTCTTATCCATAACAGCTTTACCTGCTTTGTCTACTTTTGGTGTACAAACTTCTTTCATTTCCCCGCCAGCGTATGCTGTGCCAACTAATGCTAAACTTGTTAGCAATGCAAATAACAATTTCATATTATGCTCCTTTTTTAGCTATCATAGCTTGAATTTTTTCTTGAATAATCTTAGCCCAAAATGGCTGTGGAAAATTCCATCCTACAAATGCTCCTACTGCTACCCAAAATAATGTATCTAACATATTCTGCTCCTATTAAATTACTGGTTGTTCAAAATCTGGTACAATTTTCTTACCGCTTGCTGTTACGGCTGGAGTCGCTGTCGCTCCAACTCCTGCACCGCTACCAAAGCCGCTTGTTGATGCAATTGGAGTTGTCCCCCAGCTTGGTGCTGGTGTGAAACTACTTGCGCTGTTTCCTCCCAGTGGTGCATTTCCAAAACTTGGTGCTGGTGTTGCTGGGATTGCGCTAGGTGGTGTATATGAGGTACCGCCTCCTGTTGGCATTTGTAGTCCGCCATTATTTGCTCCGTTTAGTTTTTCTTGAGTACGACCATAAGCCGCAAGTCCTAAAACAGCACCCATTGCGATGTGGAATAACCCAGCACCTTGTAATGTCAATGGTTGCCACTGTAGATTGACTGCGCCTTTGCTCATTGCTTGTAGCAAGCTCCATAAAACTGGAAATCCAATAAAGTCCATCATACAGACTGCCATGTACATCCAGCCCATCATAGGACGCCATTTAGAATTCATCCAATCTTCTTTTTTCTTTTCACTTTCACTCATTTCTACTTTATCTGACATTTTTCGCTCCTTGCTTTTTATTTAATATAAACTTGCTAAGTTTATTAGTGCGTTCATTGTTGTATTAATATATTCTTTTAATTGCAAATCTTGAACTGCTTCATTTATATTTTTCTCATGATATAAATCAGTTACTAGTTCAGTGTACTCGCTTTTGCTAAGTTGTCCTGACTCTAATGCTGTTTTATATTCATAAGCACGTTTGGCTAAATCCTGTAAACTAGGATCGCCAGTGTTATTAATTGCGGCTAATGCTTCGTTTAGTTCCACGCTCATCTTGGTTTCTTCCCTATAACATTTTGAATATTAACAGCATTGCGTTCAATACTGCTAAACTTGGTAGTACAATACATCATGCTAACTGGCTCAGTTCCTTTATAACGATCACTTAGCCCTTTAACAATTTCAGCCAACTCACTGCCCATTTTAGTTGCTTCTTGATTATTTGGTATTGCTTGTGTGTAATTTCTAAATTCTACACTAGTTGCCCATAAATGATCTACAACTGCTACGACTTCAGGCTTTCCGCATTTGGCGGCACCTAAATTTGCTTCAGTACGAATACGATTAATTAATGCGTATTCATTGTTATCAAAGCGGGCCATGATATATGCATCATATAAAGCGCACCCTGGTAGCAAACTTATTAATAAAATTAGTAATAGTTTTTTCATTTAATACCTTCAAATATTTTCTTTTGACTGTTGTACCATTGTATCCATGCATTTACTTTAATTTGGCATTCTTGGTATTGGCCATAATTTTCAGTAACTACTGTAACAACTTCACTTAATTTAGTAGTGGGTTGTGTTTGTTTTAAATCTGGGCAAGCAACTTTTAAATCTTCTGGAGCCTGCGGGAAACTCATGGTAACTGGAACAGTGGTTGCACACCCTGAAAGTAAAACAAATGCGCCAACTAATAATAGTTTTTTCATTTCTTACCTCCTGCGGCTTGGTTTAAAATATTAATAACTTCTGGTTCAATTTTGCACTCTGCATCCATTTTTGCGGCTTCTTTAACAATGCGTTCTTGTACAACAACTTGAACTTCTTTGACAGTTTTAATTTTGTCTCTATACTGTGTTTGAATAACAGTATTAGTTTCTTTACTTTGTTCTTCGGCAACTTTTACTTTAGCTTGTAACTCTTCAACTTGGGCTCGCCATTTCATTTCTGTAACAAGCCCGCCTTCAAAAAATACTCCTAACAAGAATAAAGGTATTCCAATTAGTTTTGCTAAACGACCATACTCACCAACGAAAGGAAATTTGCTTGAAAACGTGCCAAGTATAGATAATATAATACCTGTAACTAAACATAGGTGTACTAAAAATACAAGTACAGCATCTGGAATTAAGCTCAACATCCAAGCAAATTGGCCCATGTTAGGCTCCTAATACATGGCAAGCATGATTATAATGCTTGATACGATCTTCTAATCCAATTGTACCGCCGTTAATGCGTTTTGTTAGTGTAAGGATGTCGCCCTTGTCTGCCCACTGGTTTAAGTTATTTGATTCCCAGAACCAAGCCGCTGATTGTACACAACCTTCAAAAGTTGTCAAATGTTCTTGTGCTTCTTCAACACTGATCTCCAAACTCTGTGCGTAACGTGTGTAGTTGTCCTTACCAGTTAACTGAATAAGACCACGACCACAATAACGGAAACCATCGCCTGATTCTTCTGGACCATTGCCCATACGATTTCCGTAAACACGGTTAGCAATCTTTTCTGGCTGTTGTGCGTACTGTGCCGCCAATTCATCTGTTGGGAAATATTTAGGAAATACTTTGCGTAGACTGGCTGCTTTATAATTTAAATTTTCTTTAATAGCACGATATCCGCCTGACTCATGTGCTGTTTGTGCTAGGAAAGCCGCAACACGTTCTGGAGTATTAATATCGTAGTCTGGAAGAATTTCACATAATGCGTCAAACCAATGATCAGCATAAGGATTTTTCCCAATAATTTCTGTAAATTTGTTTAGTGTAAAATCAAAAGTAAAACTCATATTTCGCCCTCTTATATTAGTTTAATTAATAGTGCGTGATTATTTTTCTTTATTAAAAAACTCTCACTTAGTTTGATGATTTCATAGTCACCAAATATCTTGTTAAGGTATACTGTTTCCGCAAGTGCTTGTTCGTCTAACTTAACATTACCTTCGGTTCTTGACATTACTTCATTGTATTGTCCAACGTCTTGTAGTTCAAAAGTAATACTGTTATCAAATGGCTTAACCAATGTTACATTGTTTTCATGAATTACAATATCATCGTATACTGATTGATCAAAAAATCCTTTAAGTATACCAACTTTGCTTTCATGTAAAAAACTATCATATGTGTCTGGGTCTAATGGAATGTCTTCTGTAATACTCTCTATACTAAAATCCTTACTACGCCATTCTTTGTAGTATCTGTAACGCCATTCATTAATACCTGTTAATCGACCAACTCCACCTAACATTTCGGCAATACGTTCTGGCAAATATCTATCACGTTCTATTTCAACAAATACGCTATACTTGCCATCGCTTTCTTCTCCACTACTAATGTCTGCATCTAAAACGTATGTATACCCACGTTCTAAAAACTCCATCAAGTCCATTGCTGGCAATCTGTCTTTAACTCTAAAGCTAACAACAGATACATCACGGTCTTCACCCATCTTACTTTGATATGTGTCAACTGAAAATAAGTTAGAAACAAAGTGTTCTAAATCTTTTGCCTTTAGGCCTTCGTTAAGTTGATTAGACATTTCCGGCCTCTGCATTTTGTGCCGCGTTAATATCAGGCACCATGTTTTCTCGTTGTGTATTCATTTGCATGTCATCTCCCATCTTGTCATTTTCTTTCTTGACATAGCCTTGGTAAATGTCTTGCATTAATTTTTTAGGCATTATAATTTCAACAATCCAAACATTCTTCTTGTCAATTTTACCTTTTTTACTTCCTGGACGATAGTCACTAGGATTTAAAACTTTACGAGGAACAAGTAAGTAATCACGTTTATACGATACTTTGCAGTCGTACTCTAGTAAACGCTGACCACCTTCTGGATCTGGCATCTTATCTCTTGGCCACATGAACTTGCAACCTACAGTATATCTATTAACTATTGGTCCTTCTACTAGTTCACCGTCTTCCCAATTTTCGTAGACATACAAATCTAGTTCGTCTAGGACTCGTTCAAAGTCTTTTAGTATACCCAGATTGTTATTTCCGGCATATACTTCTTGTATGTTTTTAAGTACTTCAATGATATCTGGCATAGTATTCTAATCCTCATCAATATTTAGCACGAAATTTGGGTATATGGGCTTGGTTTTAAAATACGTTCTTAAATAGTATTGTAGGTCGCGACTTAACAGGAGGTGTTCATTGTCAAGAGCGAAACAACGTGAGCGTAATAGCTCACATAACAATAATCTCATTGAGATTAACAAGTATCAAAAGAAAAACCGTCAAGTTCATATAGTTCCACGAAACTTTTCGCAGGAAACGTACCTCGAACTACTAAAAAATCCACGAAAATATATAGTATTTGCCATCGGTCCTGCGGGAACGGGTAAAACACTATTGGGTGTGCAGATGGCTATTAAAGCATTGCAAGAAAAAACTGTCGAAAAGATAGTTGTCACACGCCCGGCTGTCAGTGTGGATGAAGAACACGGATTCTTACCAGGAACGTTGAACGAGAAAATGGCCCCGTGGACTAGGCCAATTTTTGATGTTTTCGAAGAGTATTATAGTACTCAGGAGATTGCTGGTATGATGGATGACGGAATCTTAGAAATAAGTCCATTGGCATACATGAGGGGGAGAACTTTCAAGAACGCATTTATTATTGCAGACGAGATGCAAAACGCAACACCATCGCAGATGAAGATGTTGCTCACACGTTTGGGAGAAGGAAGTAAGATGGCGGTAACCGGCGACCTACAACAAGCAGACCGACCATCAGAAAACGGCCTTTTAGATTTTATTAGTCTCTATAACAGCGCAACTACACGTAAGGGGGTGGATTTAGTGGAGTTCGCACAGAAGGACATCGAGAGACATGACGCAGTAAAAGAGATTTTACGAATTTACGGCGACAATTGTTAAACAATAAAGCCCCAATCCTGGGGCTTTATTTTATTTCCATCCACGTATGGTCACCCATGTATTTTACCTCAGTTTGATATTGGTAATTTTCAGGAGGGCTACTACTCCAATCATCAGGGCCATTTTGCGTTAACAGCATTTTTTCTTTACGTGAATCCCAAACTAACCAATAGTGTTTGCCCATAACTACTTGAAATTGATATTCAGCGGAATGAACAGCATCGGTTACATCTAATCTTCTTTTAATATCGTCTGCTTGCTTTTGCAACACTGTTACTAATTCCATTATACGATCATATTCTTGCTGGGCATACATCCTAGCATGATTGATCATTATGTCTTTTTGTTTAGTAACAGGTATTAGGTCAAACTTAGGACCTCCTGCCTCAGTAGGATAAGGAGTCACATTGCGATTAAAAAAGGGGACAACACTGCCCCCAATTTCTGAATCGTAGCTATCTCTTCCTTTAGCTGAATTCTTTTCCATACATCATTTGCTTAATTTTGCCAACTTAACAAGTGTTGCACTCATATTAATTTCTGGATCAGCAATTAGTGTGTGATCAACCATACCTTGTTTAATAATGACCACTGCCTGGTCTTGCTTTTCTTCATCGTCACTAAACAGTTCAACGTTATCATACATCCAACGGAAGATACCTTCAATCTCTTCTGGTCTTGCACTTGAACAGATTAACTTACGTGCATTGCTAATTTCGCCTGCTTTAAACAACTCAACCATTTTAATCTTCCAGTCACTCATACCAGCATCACTAGCATTAGGACTTAACAGTTGACTATCACGTATATTTTGTTGCACCATATTGATACACTTACGCAAATCTGGATAAGTTACTTTAACAAATGTATCCAATGTGTCTAAATCAAACTCAACATTTTCTTCCACCATGATTGTGGCAACACGAGCAGTAAACTCTGTTTGATCAATCTTTTCAAAGTGGAATTGTTGACAACGACTGTGAATAGCTGGAATAATTTGATTAGGGTGATTACAAGTTAGAATAAAACGACTTGTGCCACTGTATTCTTCCATAACCCCACGCATAGCCGCTTGAGCCGCAGGAGTTAAGTAATCTGCCTCATCTAATAGTACAACTTTAAATGGGCCAAATGGCATCATACTAATAAAGTTTGTAATACGTTCACGAACTTCGTCGATACCACGCTCACGTGAAGCGTTAATTTCTAAAATATCATAGTCAGGAATTTCAAGCTCATTGAGCAATAGTTTAGCCAGCGTAGTCTTACCAATACCTGGACTACCACTTAATAGCAAGTGTGGGATACTACCTTCTTTAATCCATGCTTGTACCTGCTTACGTTGGTTGTCGTCTCTAAAGACATAACCGTCAACTGTCTTGGGACGATATTTTTCTACCCATAATTCTTTCATTGTATTTCCTTAGAGCTTGTTTCTTTTAAAATATGATTTTTTAGTGATTGTGCAGTGTCAAAATCTAAAAAGAATGTGTCACCTATTTGGTCATTCTCATATATATTAACAGTTACAGCGTTGCCGTCAACTAAAAATTCGGTTCGTTCATTAGTTAGATTGTTGACTAGCACACAGGATTTCATTCTGCTCTCCCACTAGTGCAACTGTCGTTCCATGTTTCTTGGGCTTGTTTCTGGTATTGTTCTAATTCCCACTCGCCCTTTTTAATTTTATATTGATCTTCAGTTAAGCCATGCCAACCACAGCAATCGCCTGTTGGGCTACGACCACAACCACAAGTACCAATACTACCTTTTGGATTTGCTCTTACTTGCATATCTTTTTCCTTTTTACCAAATATTTTTTCAAAACTGTTAGCAAATTCCTCTTGACTAACACTAAAAGGTCTAGCTCTACTACCTTTACCCATTACCTAATCTCCACATAATCTAAAGTAATTCCTGCCCCAAGTGATCCTTTAACAAAAACGTTGAAAGATAAACTTATTCTTTCATGATCTATCTTTTTTACAGGTTTGACTTCATGTTCTAAGTCTGAAGGAAATATTAATAAATCACCTGTACCAGTTGGTATCTCCCATGATTCACTATTCCAAACATTCCAATTCTTTATAGTAAAAGCGACTGATTTATAACTTGGTTTATAAAACATAATTGAGTCAGAATCTTCATCAGCATTAGGATAAAAAACTCCACTTATAATACTATTTTTATGAACATGTCTATGATGATAACCTTGCGTATTAGTTATATTTGCCCAACTCATTGTAATATACGGAACGACATTATCATTTGGTGAGATTACTTTTTCAAAGTATTCATTCACATTATCAATTATAAATTGTTTTATATCTTTTAATTCTGGCAAATCTAGTATCATACTATTTTCACTAGTAACATTGCCTACATTCGCCCTTACAGATATATTTTTAAAAACAGCATATTCAATAGATGTCAATGGCCTAGCAATGTTAGTTCTACTAACTGCTGTAGGAAACAATGACAGCACATTCATTAAACCATTTCCTCATAAATTCCAAGTAGTTCTGCTACAATTAAAAGTACACCTGCAATTTCAAAATGACCAAAGAATAAAACAGTACCTGCAAGTATTCTAAAAAAGCTCTTTACAAAGCTAATGTGCTGATGTTTTTTGGCATCTGGATATGCTGTGGCTTCTGAAACGTTAGCAATATTATCCAATCTCTGTTTCATATCACCCATTTCACCAATGCTTTTGTCAACTTCAGCATCACGTGGGCTTGCTACATCTTGTGAAACTTTTTTTCGTGTGCGCTTAATAATACTAGGATTTTCAATATCTTTAAGTTTTTCTTGTAAATCTTCTGCTAATGCTATTTCTTTTTCTAAGTCTTTATTAACCATTATTCCCCCAAACTTATCTACGAGTTTTATAAACATATTATACAGTTAAGAAAAGGGACTGTCAAGTCCCTTTGAGTTTATTTGGTTAAAAACTTACTTAACTCCGGTGGCATCCACCCTATGGGTTTCAATACCTTACCGTCTTCACGTTTACGAACTTTGCCTGTTTCGTGATCAACTTTAGCAAAGTTGGTACGCATAACTTCTTTCCAAGCACCTTCTGCATCAAAGCCTGCACTATGTATTGCACCAATAGTAACAACTAGAATATCAATTAGTGCATCTAATTCTGCTTCCATGTCGTGAGCTTCTTGTAGCTCTTTGAATTCTTCTTCAATTAAACTCTTATACATTGCGTATTGTGATTCGTCAAATTTATCAACACTTTGATCACAAGCTCGCATAAACTTTTCTTGATCTCTAAAAGGATTTGTCATGGGTTATTTCCTCCTGCCCCTGGAATGTTAAATGGCATTGCACCGATGCTCATACGAGTACCGTCTTCATCTGGCTTATCGTCTTGTACTCCCAATATGCCGTTGTTATCAATCATATGAATAGCCATTTCATTACCATCTGGATCTTCATACTTGTGTGCTCTGGTCCAACGTCCATGTTGCATTAACACCCACTGTCCGGGTTTAACATCTAGCTGTTCATTACCAACAAATAATACACGGGCCCAACGTGGGTGTAAGCCGCTACTTTTACCGTCATCACTATGTAACAAAATACCAGATGCAGTTTTTTCCATATCAAAGTTCATGTCCGTTACAATAACTTTGTCATGTAATGGACGTAACGTGCCTTTTACTGCGGCCATTTTATTCCTCTTGTGGTTTAGTTTTACGATTTCTGTTTAAAATCTTCTGCGCTTCTTCTGGACTGATTTCAGGTTCAGGACCAAAATCCTCTTCAAAAGTATCTACTTGTGTAATAGATGCGCTTTCAGTTTTAATTCTCTCTTCAGAAATAGTGCTACCTGAACGCACCACTGTGCCTCCTGGACCAATTTCATCACCGCGAGCATTTACTTTCATATTGCCCACAGCAGGGACTAACTCATTTGCTACACGCAACGCATCAAAGTCAATTACTTTGCCTTGCATTGTTTTGTATATTTTTCTTTCTGCCATTTTTGTCTCCTAGACGTTTACTTATTTTAAAAACTCATGTATGTCTAAATTATATTGCATACTGTTAACTTTGTGGACTCCAATTAGATATAAGCAATAACTGGCTACACTACTTCCACGTCCTACTCCCCAAACAATATTTTGGGACCTTAATGTATCTACTAGATATTTAAGATATATCAATAGGTCAAACATGTCATATTGAACGTACAAGTCAAGTTCTTGTACTACTCTGCTGTATTGTTCTTCATTTTCAGTTTTATCTAATAAAAATTCTACGATTTTAAAATTTTTATATTCTGCAGGCACAAACCAATCTTGTTGATTTTTCCTATCAAATTCTGCAATATTATCCGTTATGGATTCTAAATGCTTTAGACACGCATCTACTTCACATAAGTTTGCAGACAGGTTGAACCTATCAACAGACTGGGCATCAACGTTGATAGATTTGATGTCTAGCTCGGGATTTTGATATAGTAGGTCAATTACTTCTTGTTCTGTTCTAAGAATTTGACCGTATTCATTAACTCGCATTAAGTTAATATAACAGGTATTTAACGGACTGTCAACCGATATTGATTAGTCCATCCAAATCACTATTGTAATTGGATTTTACATCGTCTAATCGTTTTTGTTCTCTTTTGAATTTTTCATCTTTATAGCCGTCAAGCAACATTACTACTTGACCTGCGGCTTGTGGACTCATTCTCATTGCTGAGAAATATTTTTTAGTCAAATCTCTTATTTTGTCTTCAAGCTCTTGCTCAGACAATGTGGTTAAATCTGGCTGTAAAGGATGAAACATTATGCTTGTAATTTAAATGTGTCAATTACACGAACGAATGTAGTTACACCGCCATCTGGACTACTAATTTTGACTACAGTAATTGTGGTTGGGGAAACAGTAATATAATTGTTGCTACCAAAACCTTGATTGCCCAAGTACATTTTTTGAGTTACTGTGCCTAATGCGCTGTTTATAACGCCAACTTGGAACTGCGCCTGTTTACTAGTAACTGTAGTACTCAATTCTAAAATAATTTCACCATTACTGCTTAATGGCCAATAGTCAACTTGGAAAGTGCTAACAGCATTTGATAGAGCATAACGTCTATAATGTGCTTCTGCAAATGTAATAACGTTAGTTGTACCTGCAGAAGTTAATGCTGTGAGACTAGTAGTACTTGATCCTTTGAGCAATACATTGCTCAGTGTATTACTGCCTAAATCATTATTTTTAGTTTTATCAATCGCATAGGTATTTAGATATGTAATCTCAGTTTGAGCTGTACCTAATGCAGATTTGATTAGGGCAAAATTATCTCTAAAACCCTGTGAGTCATTGTCTTGCCCGGCCGCGGGAAAGTTGATGTTAATTGTACTGTAATTGATTGCACTTGTTGTCATATAATTTCTCTGTTAGTAAACTTAATATATTTATCACCAGTAACTCCCTGTGGATTTTGAATTATAATTCTATCAATTGTGAAGTTTAACTGTTTGAAATCGAACCCCGATTTCTTAATAATACTTACGATTCTATCACTATAACCAGGTTTCACATAGCAAATTGGAACTGCTTTTGTGAATCCAACAGGAACTCCTGAACCGTCTTGACTAGTATTCATCCATAGTGGTCTAAACTTGTTATCTTTTGTTAATGCTTCAATAACTAGTAAGAAATCATCAATTATAAACACACGTTCAGCAACTTGACCCCAGTCGTCATCAGACGATGCTACGTCTAAAATTCCACCCCAATCCTCAATGTTTGCTTGTGGAACCGCCGCAAATGATCCAACTCTTTCTAAAGTTACATTTTCTAACTCTTTTTGCATCAGTGTGATACTACTTGGAAATATAGTATCTAACCCTATTGGATTTTTACTTAAATCATTTACCATAGTTGATTCGTCAACTCTAATTTTACTATAGTCAGTTGATAGTATATCGTAATTAAATGGTAATTTAATTTGCTCGCTTACACTGATGCCGTTAATTTCATAAGGATCAACTATTTCAACGTAAACTATTTCGTATTCCGTTGTTCCATCTGGTGTCTTAGCAACAGCAGTTTTGATATCTCCAAAATATAATGGTCTATCATAATAGTTTTTAACAACTGCTGATGCATATCTTTCCGCAAGTGTACTTTCGATCCCGCCTAACAATAACATTTTAGGAGTTCTTTGTACACCAAAACTTGTATCATTTGAACGATATAGATAGTCGTTAATAAAAATATTTGGATCAGTAATAAAGTTAAAATACAAATCCCTAGAAGTTTTAGCTAGGAATGGTTGTAAGTATATGTTTGTTAGAGTCTTGTTGGTATTATTGTTATAAATGATATCAAAATCTTTATCAGCATAACTTACGTTTTGACTATCTTTAGCACGTACTCTAAATCTAATTTTTCCATCTATCGTAGTTTCATTGGCATCTAACGTCCAACTATTTGAACCATATTTGTTTTGATCTATAGACGTTGTAATTTTTTTAGGGAATGTGAATAAACTCCAGTTATCTCTATCTGTTAACCATAATCCAGAAGTTACGTGTTGGTTAATACACACATACAAATCGTCATTAAATGTTATTACATCATTTAATGTGTACTGTGTGCTACCCTTGTATATACTTCTATAAACATAAGTATTTCCTGGACTTATTTTACCAACAATCTCACCATCTAAAGAAAGACTTATTTCACTTGGAATATTACCTAATTCTCTAATAGTAATTAAAGTCTCGTCATCAAATCCATCATATGGGGTTGTATACTTCCACCATATGTCATATTCCAAATTAGTAATTGGTTCAGACTTAATATGTGGTTTAAAGAAAATATTTGGATCAAATGTTGATTTAACATTGTATTTTAAAACTTCAAGTATTTTCCATTGACCGTTTATACGTCTATAGATATCATAAACACCGTTAATATCATTAACTGCAACATAACTACCGTTTGTGCCAACTGAATTATCAGGAACTATTGTTACCACTGGTGGTTGAACAGAAAACCATGCCGCACTGGTTGTACCAACTATGTATCTATACTCTAATACACCAAAATTACTATTTTCTAAATCTAACCACAAATCACCTTGAATAGGGATTAAAGATTTTTGTGTAGGAATATTAATTATTTCCCAAGAACGTGTGACTGTATTATACTTCTTAGTAGTAAATTGTATTTTATTGCCTGTTAAGAAATATGCATAGGCTTCATTACCTTCATAGTAAGTAGTTGCATCGTAGTCATTGAAGAACGATTTAAATTCTTGTCTTTCCCAAGCGTTTGTTATTTCGTCATATTTGTTTAATATTACAAACAACCCATCTTTTTTAGTATTAGAATAATGTAATTTTATTTTTTCTGACTCATCAAATGGTACATTAAAAATAAAATATCCAGTGTTCTTTTCTTGTGCGGCGTTGCCAATAGTATTATCACTATGTCGTAAACCAAGACTATAATAATCATCATTTAATGTTCTAAAACTAGCCGAAAAGTTGATTAAACTAACGTTGATCTTATATGCTTGACCTTTTTCTAAAATTAGTGTTGGAGAAATTCCATAGCCTTCAACATATACACGACCATTTCTTTCACTTAGGGTAAGTTCAACATAATCTTGTTTTTTAGTTGTGCCATAGCCAGGTATTAGTTGATAGTTAACACTTGCACTTGGTAGTGAACTGCTAGCTACAATTTTTAACAAACTTTGTTCGTTTGGTGTCAGTGTTCCAACAATTTGGTCAGTAATGTATGATATCTTACTTTGAATATTTCCTTCAACTGTCATTAAGAATTGTTTAAAGGTGGTTACTGCTTCTTCACCATCAATAATTCTTGCACACTTAACAGTGAATACATAGTCTTTAGTAACTGCTGGTTGATAAGGAACCAGTCCACTTATTTCTCCACCAATTGGATCCAATGTTAAGAATCTATTATATGGTGCTTCTAATGTTGAATTAATATCAATTGGACCAAACTGACTTAAACTTCCGTCAAAATTAGTTGGCATTAGAGTAAATTCTATCTCGCCAACGTCTGGTGTTGGATCAAATATGTCCAAATCAATTGTTATATTATTATTACCTTTGACTGTTGGCAATACACTGCCAGTAATCCAAATTGGTGCTTGTACGTATGTACTGCTTGAATCATATTCAACGCTGTCAGAACTAATAAATGTAGTGTCAGCTCTTAAAGAATCTTCACTGTTAACAATAATAGAATATGTCTTAGTGTCAGTCAACTCGCCATTGCTTACGGTTACACTAAAACGATATGTTTTGCTTAGAATTTTTGGTCCGACAGTTGGTAATCCAAAACTAATCAATGGGGGTATATCGTAATTTGCTCCTGGATTTACGATTTCTAATTCTACAACATTACCGTTTGTGACATGCGCAGTAATAACAGCACCACTGCCAGATATTAGCAAGCAGTCAGCTGTTGCACCAGCACCGCCATCTTTTTCTTTAATATAAACAGTTGGTGGAGATGTGTAGCCTGTTCCTGGGTCAGTTACTACAATTTCTACAACACCTTTTCCAGTGACGTTATAAATGATAACATTTCCGGCACCGCCATCTACAAAATCATCTGCTGTACTAAATGCAGTGCCACCGTCAATTGTTTGGTCTGCAATATTAGAACTATATTCACCATCAATTATTGTTGTCTGTGTCGTGCCATTGGCTCCAAAGATATCACCAAGTACTGCATATCCTTTGGCAGTTCTTCCGCCAGCAACTGGACTTGGACTAAAAATAATTTCTGGAGCAACTGTATAGTTTAGTCCCGATGTAATAACACTTACAGCATCTACGCTTCCACCAATAATTATTTCTGGATTTAGGAGATATCCATAACCACTAGCAGTTAGTGTTATATTACTAATTTGTCCGTTAGTGACTTCTGTAATTGCTGTAGCAGGTTCAACTATTGCCCCATAATCATATGGGTTCATATCATAATAATCTTTATCATATGCACCATTGACAATTTTATAATCTAATTCTAAATCGTCTTTGATAGTGCCATATAATAATCCACTACTACTTAATTTTAATCCAGGAGGTAAGTTACTAGTACCTTCTTCTACATAAAATTTTAATTTTTGACCTACTGGTATACTGGTTGCTGATGCTTGAAATTGGAAATTAATTGTACTATCATTAAGTACATAATTTTCATTATTATAACCAATATTCAAATATCCTTCAGGAGTTAACAATACTGGGGCAACACCACTCAATATTGTTATAGTGAATGTTCTGTCTTGAACTACTTTGGCGCCACCAATGCCTGAAAAGTTGCTAGCCCTAACAACAAACTCATAAGTTCTACTGATATTAATATCAATAGGTGTGCCTTCAATTCTTCCCGAATCTTTATTAAGTTTTAATCCCGTTGGTAAACTACCTGATAATATTTCATATCTTGAAGTGTTAGTTGCAGTTAGCGAAATAGGTGCTATTGCAATGCTTTGTGCAAAACTGCCTAAGTCTCCTTTTGGTGTTTGCCAAGCTGGTCTAAGGACGGATGTTAGTAAAATCATTAATTTACCTGCGAAATACGCCACCAGTAGAAGTTCAAATATATGAACGTTGCAGATCCGTTTGGATCTACTGTTCCAATGTTGACGACTCGACTGGCACCGTTAATGTTACCACTTAACACGAGATATCTTGGTCTTGTATCTAAAGCATCTCCATAAACACCACGTGTTTCTAAAATAATTGTTTTAATTTGTCCTTCTCGTCCAGCGCCAATTTGTGCATTAGCTAAACCACCAACTCCGCCGGTCCAATCTAAAGTTCGTACAAAAGTTAAGTTTGTTGTTAAATCAACTTGTACTGGTGTACTGTCAGCTGGAATAACTAGCGTGTCATACCCAGTAACAGCCATTGTTGTTCCAACCAGATTAAAATAACTTGCAATTGCAACAGCACCGCCAAGACCTGGAACAAGATTTAAATCAGTACTTGTTTGTGTTTGTGTTACAGCATCGCCATCAATTTTAATATTACCAGCTTTTAAATAACCAGCACTACTGGTAATGTTTCCTGTTGCTGGCAAATTACCACTAATGCTAATATTGCTCAATGTTGAATCTAAATTAACAGTAATTTTATTACTACTTGCACTAGTAGTAATATTTGTGCCACCTTCAACTGTTAGTGTAGAACCTTTTGTGACTGTAATTGGGCCACCACTGTCAGCAGTGTAAATGTTACTTTTAACTGCGGCTGTGTCCACTGTGCTAATAGCAGTATCTACGTATGCCTTAGTGGATGCGTCAGTGTTGGCAGTTGGTGTGGCTAGATTACTAATTTTAGAGCCACTTACATCAATATATGTTGCTGGATCTAAAATAATTTTTCCAGCACTCTCAATTGTTGGATCACCCGTTCCCGTTGTTACAAAATTAGTAGCACTAACTACGCCACTAGTATTAACATCAAAACTACCTGTTAAGTTATTTGCAACAGTTATTGATAATGCGGCATCAACAGATAGTGTGTCAGTATATACTGTAAGGGCATGAATCTTTCCACTTGCATCACGTTTAACTAATGTGTCGCCTGTTGAAGCAGTGCTTTCTGCTAGATCAAACACACCAGTGATTGCAGTGTATGTTAATGCTTTACTTGGAGTAACACTAACAGAATTTCTTGATCTAGTATCTGTATAATATTGATTAGTTGTGCCTTCACTAACTGAATCTGTTCCAAAGGTAATGTTTGCACTACCATTAAAACTCACACCGTTAATAGTTCTAGAAGTTTCCAATATAGTTGCGGTGCTAGCATTACCAACTAACGATCCCGTAACTGTAGCAGTAATGTTACTTGCAAATTCTAAACCGTCATAAGTTGAGTTTACTCTAACAAGTTTTTCAGCATCACTTGGCAAATATGTTTGCGGAACGTCTAATAGGTTTACAAAATATGTTGCTCCACCACCACCTCCTCCGCCACCCGATGGTGTTGTCCATGTTAATAAATTTGATCCAGGAGCTGGGACTGTTAATACCTGTCCAGGACTTCCAATAGTTTTTGGGAATTTATAAGCATCATAAAAATTAACATATTTCCCAGAAGCATAATTAGTTAAAATTAAGTCTAACTCAACTGGGTTATTACTAGTAAAGAAATTAGAATAGTTTAACAGCCTATTAGAAATAATATTTGCATTAATAGTAATACCTGAGGCATGTATTCTTCCATCACCTGAAGCGACCAATACATCAAATTCCTGAAGTGGTACATTGGTTCTTGTTCGTACCACAAAATCACTCCAGTCTGGGTCTGTATATGTTTGCATTGACACAAACCCGTGAAAGATATATTCAGGATCTAAATCTGGTATTGTATTATTGTTTATAGTATTGATTGATTCAAACATTACACCTGCGCCAAGAAATTTTCCTTGGGTGCCATTTGTTTGATATGATCTCAATCTAATTGCTTCGTTAAATCCAAAAGTATCTTGTTGTTGTACTGCAAATACAGCAGAAAGTGGACCATCTTCAAGCGCACGTGGTAAAGTTGGATCAGCAGGTGGAGATCTATAATTTGAAACTACAGTAAACGGAACAATTGGCGAAGAAGAATTACCAGTAATGGTAATATTACCAATACCAGAAATTGTACTGTTGTTTAAGTTTAAGCCAGGAGAAACAAGTGAGCCTGTTATGTTACCTGATATTGACCCAATTACATTGCCTGTAAAAGTAGCATTTGGGCCATCAGTATTCAGTACTTCAATAGCATCGTCGTACAAACTGTTTATATTACCAACCAATGTTCCATATATATTACTAGATCCTATTACGTTACCAATTGTGGCAGCGTTAATTGAAGTTGCAGTAATGGTGCTAGCAGTTAAAGTACCGCCTGACACATTTATACTTGTAGCATCTAATGATGATAATTGCGTAGCACCACCAACAGTTAAACTAGCATTTAATGTTACTGTTCCAGGATTTGGTTGTCCAGGAAGAGGACGCCCAATTGTTAACGTGTTGGCTAGAATATAGCCAGCAATATTAATATTTCCTACTGTAGGTTCATCGCTATCTGTACCAATATTGCCAATATCAAACTCGTTCAAGTCTAAATTAGCACCTAAGGTTGGTATTGCATCTTCAACTATGGAAAAATTACTAGTGATGTATACTTGATTACCACTAACTGATGTAGTTGCTTTTGAACCGGGGGTACCTAAAATCTGTAATGTTGAATTAGGCTGTGTAATGTCCCAACTACCGCTATTACCAACTATTCTTGAAATTGTATTTGGTTGGGCCGCAGTACTGGAAATAGTAATAACGCTAGTGTCTGGAGTTATTGATACTCCTGCACCAGCGACTAAACTTTTAAATTGTAATAATGTACCACTTTTAGTTGCGTATATACCACTGCCAGAACCAATGTTCTGTCCAGCGTTTGTTTCTCCACCTAGTCCTGCTAGGTATTGAAAGTTGGAATTGACCTTAAAGAAAGCTGATCTTAGGTCTTCTCCTGTCCCATCATTAGCATTAGTACCTACATTAATATATTGAATAGTCATAAAATTCTGCCCCGTTCATATATTTATTTCCAGAACGCTTATAGTGATTTTGGGAAAAACTGTATATATTACAGTCTTCCCACGACAACTTCGATAATACCTTCACCACCGTCAAAGTTTTCTAGGGCTTTACCAATGATTGTACCAAGTTTTGGATCTGTTGTAGGACGAGCATAACCGCCACCACCACTCACTAACATATCCCCTTTTCTAATTACTCCACGAACTTTACATGGAACACGGCCCATTAATGCTACTGCTACTACATTTTCACCTTCTAGCACTGTATTCATTTCAAAAGCAGGATTAGTAGAAACAACACCTGCAATTCTTCGTGTTTCATCTTCGGCTACAGTAACTTCAAATTCCCCACCAAATTCTAACACAGTTCCTGGTTCGTATTGTGTATCAGCTTGATAACGTTCAGCCAAGTCTGCGTAAAATGCACTTGTAGCAGTACCTTGGAATCTTGCGGCATTTAAATAACCGTTACCATCTCGTTGTGCAATACTGTTGGCAGTACCCGTACCAGCAGAATTGATAGCCGGTGAATATGTGGCCAAAGTAGTTGCATTATCAGCAGTTCCATTTAATGGACCAATAAATTTTGCGGCAGTTATAAAACCACTTGCATCACGTTGTGCTATCGAATTACCAGTACTACTTGTACTAACGCCAGATACAGAAATTGTTATGCCTGCTGATCCGTTGTAAGGACTGGCAGTTGAACCTTGTACCATGCTAATCCAAGAACCAGCACTTAAATTATTGGCAACTCTATCAGCTGTGCCAGCAGTATCTGCTTTACCAGTTACATTACCTGTTAATGTACCAGTAAACATTGCTGAGTAGATATTTTTAAATCTCTTGGCAGCAGTACCTACTTCATACACATTATCAGTTGCAACCCTAATCATTGGGTTCAGCCCTTGATTAATATCTTGGTTAGCAACATCAAGTGTCAATGGCCCACGCATTGAACTACCAGTTTTTAGTACAGCACCGTAACTTGGTGCTTGGTTTGCTCTGTTGACTAATGGAGTATCTAAACTATCATCACTAATTAAATTTTGTACAGCTTCTTGGAAATTCAATAATGAACGCAAATCTGCTGTGCTTAACTCAACAACTGGGCCGTATACAGGTGCACCAGAACTTGTATCATTTCTACCTAATATTTTAAAATTAGTTACATGAGAAATTCTGTTAAGAGTAACACCTGTAGTATTACTTGTTGCCTGTCTTAATTTTACCAAGCCACTATCAACAACAAATTGATCAGTGTCATATGTACTAATACCCAAATCACTTGATAATGGGACAGCTTGCCCTGGATTATTAATAGGTGGAAATACAGTAGCAGTTTTTAAGTTTAACTTACTTTGATCAATTCCAGCACTAGCATTAATTTGTGCATTGGTTAGAATATTGTCTTTAACTTTGGCCAATAATTGATTATCAGTTCTAGCAAAAGTGATATCACTATTTGGTGTTAGACGAACGTTGACCATACTTCTGCGTTTGTCAGTATCCACATTTGATGGAACATATCCAGTAAACATTAACAAGTCGCCATCACCTGGTGTGCCTGTTATAGTGATATCTTTATTATCTTTAATCCAGTGGTTATTATCAAAATATTGCCATGTAACTAAATCAGTTGCTTGGGTTGGATCAGCACTGCCAGTTACCTTGTTACCACTTAAATTAATATTTGATAATGTTGTAACTAACGTACATGATGCAGTTGCACCTGTTCCTGGACTTAGTGTGGATGAAAATACAGCACCTCCAGTATTAACGACTAAGAATGGGATAGGAGCAATTGTATATCCACTACCACCATTGAGTACAGTTACACTTGTGATTTGACCACTAGCGTTGATGTTGGTAACAGCAGTTGCTTTTACACCACCACTTGTTTGTGGCTCAGGGAAGTCAATCAACGGTGCGCTACCATATCCAGAACCTTGACTAATAACGTTCACTGTGGCAATAGCCCCGCCAATAATAATTGTTGGTGCTGAAGTGTATCCAGATCCTGGGAAGTCAAGTGTAATACCAACTACACTATTGCCAACTACTGTGGCACTAGCTTGCGCTCCTGTACCACTTGAGCTTACAAATGTTACTACTGGAGCAGTGGTGTAACCTGTTCCAGAATTTAGTACAGTAAATGAACTACTAACTTGTCCATAAGTTCCTGCGGTACGTAATGCAAATCCGTCCCAGTTAGTTCTTACCCCACCATTAGCGATAGTTTGATCTACATAAATCTTATTTGCCGCATCTAATGTTGCTGTTGGTGTTCTAACGTTGGTAATTTTATTTCCGTTAAGATTAATTAGACCAAAGTTTTGTAACACTCCACCTAAACTAGTTCTATCCTGCCTCATTGTGAAGCCTAATACATTAGTTCTAACACCTGTCAAAGCAATTGCGTATTGACCATCATAGTCAATAGTACCGCCTGCAAACACGTTGTCAACATATTTTCTGTTAACTGCACCAAAACCTGTTGTATCAGTACTGTTAATTACACCTTCTACTTCATTGTAGTTTACTTTGATTGGACCAGCCATTGAGCTTTCGCCATCTAAGGTCAATAAACCACCTTTAGTTGTTGCTACTCCGTCTTCAAATCGACCTCTAATTTGTGCAGTAATATAGCTAACAATTGCTTTTTGTGTTGGTACAATATAGTCAGCATTGTCGCCCATCTTTGGGTCCGTGCCAAACTGTGTAACTAAAGCACCACCACTAGCAAAGCTAATAGCACTAACAGCAGTTAAACCAATTTTAGCAGTAATACTAACTGTACCGTCACCCTGGTTAACGTTAAAATAACTACCAACACGGAAGTTACCGTTTTGATCAGTACTTACGTGGAAAACACGACCCGTACCAATTTCACGTACAATGCGTCCTTCACTAGGACTATTCACTGATTGCCCGTATACATTGTGTGGATAGTTGGAATCATCAAATCCACCAGTACCAACTTCTAAGAAGTCATGTCCCGTAGCACGTACAGTTGAGAATGTTGTTGTTACATACGCTCTATCACCATTCAAATGTCTAACATCAAAGTCAGTGTTCAAGTCAAATATGAAGTCAAAACCAGGTCCAGTAATTGTTAATTCTGTATCTGCTGAAATTGTTCCAGAAATTGTGTTGCTAATTTTGGCAATGTAATTTCCAGTTACACTATCCTGCTGACTAGCACGAATAATTGTATTAGGTGGAATGTTTGGTCCAGTTAATACACCTCCGTAAATCAACATATTAGCATCTGGTGGGAATACCAATGTTTGAATTGTCTCACCAGTTGCTTGCGCCTGTGGCACTGCGGTTAGGCCATTTTGCACAATATTGGTAATAATATTCATTCTATTTTCTAATAGAGCAGGAGTCCCTACTTCAGAAGTAATATCACCTGGAATAGTTTGTGCCACATAACCTGGATTTGCTGGATTTTGATATAAACGTGGATCGCCTAAATTTCTAGCTGGAGAAACGCCTAAGCCACTATTTAAAATACTGTCAATCACGCCCATTAATGTTTCAACAGTGTCAGTGGTTCCTACTTCACCAGCACTGCCAGTTAATGTTTGCGTTAATATATTAGGATCAGATCCTGTAGTAGTTTTAGATACTGTGTTTTTAGCAATGATATCTTTGGCTACATTTTTTGCTCTTACTACAGAAGCACGAATTTGTGGCTTTTGAGTTGATAATATAAGTGCGCCATTTTCATCGTAATATGCCTGTGCTGCCTGTAATGTTTTAACATTGCCATTATATTTTAAATCATAAATCATTGCATCAATGACCACTTCAATGTCTCTACGATATATTGCTCTGTCATAAACAAATGACGGATATGTAAATGATAACCAAGCAATAACTTCAGCTATGATAAATGCTTTGTTGTTAGTTAATTGTAATGCGGCATTGGGATTAATTCCCGAGTAACTTAATGAGGTCTTTGCCAGTGCAAGTTTGGCCACTGTTGTTGCATAGTTAATTGCATCAACTGTTTCAGGTTTTTGTTCTGCAATAACAATTACAACACTGGCATTATTTGCTTGGTAATAAGATTTACCTGCGGCAATACTTCTAATATTACCACCATAGGTCATGTCATATGCAACAGCATCGATAATTAACCCAACGTCACGATAACATGTAGATTGTGTGTATACAAAATCTGGATATATTGTAGCCAGATATGCAATTACTTCAGATTGAATAAATGACTTGTTTTGATTTAAAATTGAAACAGCATTTAAGTTATTTCCAAGTAATGGTTGTGCAGTGGCCGCTAGTTTATAAACGTCCTTACTTAAACCACCTTCTGCTGTCTTAGCAATAATTCTATAAACAGTTGAATCAAAGTTTGTAGCACCAAATTTTAATGCAGAACTATTAATAATAGTTGGGTTGTTAAGTACTTGGTGTACTCTAACAGAACGCTGTTGGAACAACATTAATTGTTGTTCTTGAGGAATCGCTACGCTTAATGAAGGGTCAATACCTATTGTCCAGTAAGCATCATAGAATACAAACTGTACTGGTGTTGCACTATTTGTAATGGTAGTTCCAAGATTTCTATCTAAGGTCACGTCCCAGATACCGTCAACAGTTGTGACTCTTCCAGTAGCAACCTGGTCAACCATGTTGACTGTCAATGCTTGATCCAGCATAAGTGCCCATGTTGCAGAGCCACTGTCATATGTAGGAGTTCCAGTAACAGTATATCTTGTAAAATCACTGTTGGCAATATTGGAATCTCTAAGTTGGAAACTCCAACCAGCCTTGGGTGCAAATGCACTACCTTGACTGTTCACTGCTGTTCCAGCAAACGTAACGTTTCTAACGTAAAGTATTGTTGCGCCAATTTTGTTATCACTTGCTGTTGGCGGAACTGCTTTAAATGTTACAACTTTCTTAGATACAGTTAATACTTTATAAACTTGACTGCTGTCATTAACCGCAGGGTTAGTGGCATCAAGTCTAAATTTCATTCCAACCTGAGCAGGTCTTGTTGCGGAAAATAATTTTAATGTTGATGTTGATGTTGAATTTTCACCAACTACTCCGTCAAAACGTGCTGATGCTGTAAAGTTAACTGGACTTGGATCACCCTTAACTGAATAAACAAGTTCTAATGCACCAGGAACAAGATTTTGTATAGCATATGGTTGTGACTCGGTGGCAGTATAAGCTATCAAATCACTATAATAGTTTGTACTTTCTGTGTTATCTAGTGTAAATGTTCTTTGGTCAACCACTGTAACAGTGTGTGTTGTTCCATCTAAATTAGTATTTCTTGGAATTACACTTGGCGGTATTGGATTTAATTGTAAACCTCGATCTGGTTTAATATTACTAAGTTGAATTTCCTCACCAGTTTTGAATGGATGCGGATGAGCTGTTATAACAGTTAATGGGCCTGTAGTTAATGTACCACCGCCCAAACGAGCACGATTAATTTGACTAATAACTACTCGAGCTTTATTCAATAAGAATGTTGAATTTCTTGTTGGAGCACTATTAAATCCTCCAGCAACAAAACTAATGGCTCCTACCAAACCATCTACTTCAGGATCGTCAATCTGTGGAGTCATTAGATTGACAACGTCGGTGTTGAATCTTACAATTTGAGTTGCTTCGTTTGGATCACTACCTTCAGATTGTAAACCATATTGTCCATAGCAACTTGAACCTGTTACTGAACGAACTTGACCACCAGCTCTAGCAAGATAGCTAATTTTACAATAGTATGTGAACTGCGATACCGCTTCTGTAACACCATTGTTATCTGCATAGATACCATAACCCAAGTTATTGATCATGGTAAAGTCATTTGACAACATTGAACGGTTACCAGCAGTTTGTATCATAATCTGCGTACCATTTGGTAAGAAACCAGCAGTCAAATATGTGTCGTCTTCTTCAATTGGAGTAGTATCCTCCAATGTTAGCATAGCTTTACCTTGAGCATCTGGAATGGTAGCTTCTTTAATAACGTAGCGTTTTTTATTAAAATAGAATGTATTTGGTAATTGTACTGGTCTAATTAGACCTTTAACATACATTCTAGTACCTCTTGAACCAGAGTTACCTGTATTTGGGTCAGTATAGGTAGTGTCATCAACTTGGCAAACTTGGTTACCAGCCATACCGTCAATTAATTGACCACCTCCACCTTTGTTTGAGAAAGAACCGCAAACTTGTGCATATGGTGAACGTGTTAAAATTTGGCCAGCTGGATTAAAGGCCATTATAAAACCTTTATGTCCATAGAAACTTAAATTACGTAATTGAAAAGCATCGTCAACTAATAACATATCACAATGTTCATTATCTAAATAGAATGTAATTGTGGTATCTTGTAAAATAGTATTTTGTAAAGGCTTTGGGTCACCGTTTTCGTCAACGATGGCCATAGTGTATGTGCCTTGTGCTGTTCCAATATTTGTTATTGGATCAATATAGCTAATGGTGCTTTCGTCACCAACACGATATTGAATATTATTAACAATAAATCGTGTTCCTGATTTAGGAGGATATGCACTGTTAAAGATAGTTAATGTTGTACTACCAATACTTTGCTGTCCGTTAGCCAATGCTAGGTGTTTATAATAGTGAGTGTTATACCAGTATGGTGATGCAAAACTCTGATCACCACGAACAAATTTAATATCTTCAGTAGGTGTACCAGGAATTTTTCTAGCAAGTGCATCAGCTGTGTCTTTAACTACTGGTCCAGGCGCTGGTTTAATAATGGTACGTCTAAATTCATCTCCACGTAATGCAACGTTTGGAGGAACAATAATAGGCATATATTCTTCATATACACCAGTCTCAATCATAATAGTAATTTCGTACTTGGGTACAGCATATCCTCTTTGACCAAGGGCAACGCTACTACTTAAACTATAAGGACCATCTTTGGCATTGGCTAATTTGATAATGATTGGGTCAGTACTATTATTAGCAGTTACAGGTGTGGCCCACAAAATTGTAGATTTTAAATCTAATTCAAAAGTATTAACGTCAACTTGATTAACACGGTGTGTTCCGTTTAATGCTCTAGTATCATTATTGCCAACAACAATTGCTCCGGTTACAAAAACATAGTCGCCATCTCTAAATCCGTGATTTTGCAAACTGACACGTACACGAGTTCTTGGACCAGCAGGAGCAAACGTTGGATTATACCTTGTAATATTACCAGGAGCAACAGAAAATCCTGTATCACTTAAAGTAATTTGATCCATGTACAACTTGGCGTAAGCACAAGCCGCACGAACGGTTTTAAATGCAGTACTCCATTTACGGCCAATTTCTTTTACAGTATAACCATATATTGGGTTTGGTCTGTTATTTTCAAAATCCCATAGATCATCGTTACCATTTGTGGTAACATACAAGTTGGTAGTACTATCATAACTTTTACTGTCAACATATCCTTTGGTGGCGGCTCTGTAATCTTCACGTACAAATAATTCACCAGATGGCTTTTTAGTTAATGTTGCATAATCACCTGGGTGATCATTTAAAATTAATGGTCCAGTCATTGTACCAAAGCCTTGATCACGTAGTCCAGTTGCTGGATCAATTGCATCAGTGCCGTGTAAACTTATCTTACTATCAGCATAGTCTTTACGTACAGCATGTGAACTTAGTGTACCTTGTTGATTTAATAATACTGAAGTTTTGTTAGTAATACCATCAGCGGCCTTTAAATTAATAAATTGTGTTAAGCCTAAATTAGTATTACCATTATCTGGAGTAGGTGTAATTCTAAAGTTTTGACGCATTACACTGCCAGTCGTTGTGGCAGTGGCACCAAGAATTTCTTGAGAATCTCTATTTAAAAAGTTTTGATAAATCCACTTTCTAGTAACAGCATCTTGATCAGATAATGGATCGCCTAATCGTTGAATTCTATTTGTTGCGGCGTCTAAATGATTTGATAGTGTTGGATTAGGGTCACGAACAATATCAACTGAACCTGTACTGATAACAACTTTATCATCTTGTACAGTAATAGCAATACCTGCACCTGCAAAAATTTCTCTACCTACTACATTTTTACCTAAGCTATCTATACTTAAGAATCTATTAGGAACTAATGGTTTAGTAACATTAGATAAACTATCAAAAGACAGCCCGCCCTCTAAACCTTGGCTAGCGTATAACTCTTGAAAGTTTTCATTAACCTTACTAAACGCATCACGGATGCTATCACCAGTTCCATCGTTACCAGTTAAACCAATATTAACGTCTTGTCTTGACATTTTATGACCCTATTGAAAATGATTGTCCACAACCACAAGTATAACCCACTTGCGGATTGTTTATTTTTAAAGTAGAGCTAAACAAATCTTTTTCTAGCTCTATCGTTGAATTTTGTAGCATATTGGCGGTTGTGCTATCTATAGCTAAGAACACACCATTTGCATCTAGTATCTCGTCTTCAGATTCTTTATCTGTAGCAAGGTCCCAAGAGTATTTAAATCCGTTGCATCCGCTGGACTTGACGGATAAACGCATACCTTGGGAATTATTTTTATCACAGCTTGCCTTAATAAATTCGGCAGCTTCTGGGGTTAATATAACAGTACTCATACTGTTATTTACCACGATTGAATATCTTAGTATATTCCTAATTCAAGTTTGGCTTCGTCACTAATTTTGTCAGGATTCCATGGCGGCTCCATAGTGACTGTTACCTCAACTTCATCTATTGTATCAACAGTCAAAACAGCATCTTTTACCATTTTTGGTATTGCTTCAGCTTCTGGACAGAACGCACTAGTCAACGTCATAACAATAGACACCTTGCTACCAGTAACTTCAACAGAATAAATTAGCCCTAAATCGTATATATTAACATCTATTTCAGGGTCATATACTTGCTTAATAGCATTGATTATCTTAATTTTCTCCATAATTTTGTATATCTTTTTAATTAAGTTACCAACACCGTTTTGTCTTCCTGGAGTTAAAATTCCATCTATTCCAAGCCCATTTAATAATTTTGGATTAGAATATAGTATTTCATCAGCAGTTCTTCCATTGTAAATTTTAAGCACAATGCCAACTAGCCCTCGAACAATAAGTGCTTCACTGTGTGCCTTAGCTTCTAGTTTATCTTGAGAAAAATTTGATATCCAAAGGTCACTTTGACATCCTATAACCTTATTTTCGTCTATGCGAAACTCAGTTGACAACTCGTCAAGATTATCACCAAACTCCATTATGAATTGGTACTTTTCTAAGTTATCATCAAACTCGTTAAGAGTCTGTGATAACTTCGTTATTTCTTGTTCTATTGTCAAGTATTCCATGTAGCTTATTTAAAGCCGCTACTAGCTTGTCCACGTCATCTTTGGTATTGTAGCAAGCCCAACTGGCTCTAACAACACCATTAACAAACTTTTCTTCTACAATTGGTTGTGCGCAAAGGAAGCCATTTCTAACAGCAATCTTTTGAGCATTTAATAATTGTGCCACATCTTCTGGGTGTTGTCCAGTTACGTTAAAACTTATGACGCCGCTTTTTGTTCCAGGATGAAAAATTTCAATAAACTCTAGTTCTTCTAATTGTTCAACAAAATACTTGCCTAGTTCTAAATCATGAGCATTAAAATCTTTAATATCATATTCGTTAAACCAGTCTATTGCGGCTCCCATACCAATAACTCCGCCAATATTGGGAGTTCCAGCTTCTAATTTATAAGGGATTGAGTTGAGTGAGATTGTGCCCCAATGTACACTACTAATCATGTCACCGCCCCAAAACAGTGGGTCAATTTTAGTTAAATGTTTATTTCTGCCAACCAACACTCCTACTCCCGTTGGGCCGTATAACTTGTGAGCACTGAACGCTATGAAATCAATATTGTCTCTATTCATATCTACATTGAATTTAGATATGCTTTGTGCGGCATCTAAAACAGTAATGCCATCAAATTCTTTAATTAAATCAAAGATTACTTTAACTGGTTGTACGTAACCGATTGTATTGCTAATGTGTGCCATACTGAATAGTATTTTGCCACGACTATCATCAAGTAGCTCTTGTAAATGTCCTAAATCTAAACTGCCGTCTTTAATCACATTTACAGTTTTAAATTGGAAACCAAACTGTTCACTGGCTTTGACCCATGGTAAAAGATTTGCATGGTGCTCACTTTCAGGAACAATAACAAGATCGTTTGGCCCCCATTTATTACAGAATCCAAAAGCAAGTAAATTAATACTATGTGTAGTGCCACTGGTAAACACAACATCTTTTGAGGTTTTTGCGTTTACTAAACGAGCAACTTTTAGGCGTACTGACTCGTACTCATCTGTGGCCTTAATACCTAAACTATGACTGCCGCGATGTATATTTGCTTTGTAGTTTGTAAAATAGTCGTTTAATTTATTAACAACCTTTTCTGGGCAAAATGTGGTTGCGGCATTGTCTAAGTATGTTAAGTTAGGGAGTACAAAATCATGTTCAATTTTGGAAAAATTCTTTAAGTTCATCTTGTATCTCTTGGTGTGGAATCATATTGAGTATATAATCCTGATGCGTTCTGATTAGCAACTCTTTAGCACCTTCTTCAGACATGCCTCTGCTCTGTAGGTACCAAATAGCTTCTTCATCAAATTTTCCCACAGCACAACTATGACTAGCTTCAACTTCGCCACAGTCAATCATCATTTGTGGAACACTGTATGCTTGTCCGCCTTCCTCAGTAATAATACTAGAATTGGCTACTGTTACAAAATTGTCAGTCATTCCTTCTATTACTCTTACATATCCTTGGAAAACAGTTCGACTATTTTTGCCTGCTTTACAGTTTATTAACTGTTGACTTTCGGCACTTGGTTCTGAGTGACATATTTTGTTAATAACTTCACTGCTACCGCCAATGTCATTTTCAACTAGTCCAAAAATATTAAGTACGCTTCCTTCAGCAAGTTCAGCTTCTACAATATGTTTATTAAGTTTGCCATTTTTTACAAAGAACCCAATGTTTAAAATTGAATATGGCTCTAGTGCAACATCATAAACAAATACTTGTTGTAGATTAACATCACCATCACAAATAATGTATAAATCTAATCTGCTGTTTGATCTACCAATAACTTGTAGGTGCTTGCACAGCATGTCATTTTCAGTTGGACTTAATCGTAATACCATTAAGTCTTCTGTACCTGGTGCAATCTGTAAACAGTTTGCATCGATTACTTTAAATTGTTTCCCAAAATAACTGCTTGGGCTGTAGGACCAATCCGGGTCTTTTTTGTCTACTTTAAGAAAACTCTCTATAGCCATTTTTACTGATCCTTTTAACAAGTGTAATATCGCCACTCTCTACGATTTTGCCATCTACAATTATATGAACATGCGTTGGTTTGATTGTATCTAGGATCGTTGGCTGATGTGTAATAATAATACACGCCTTTCCTTCTTTAGCTAGAAATGTTTTGATATCTTTTGTAACTTGTTGTACCGCATCGATATCTAAACCACTATCAATTTCATCTAAGATCAACAATGAAGGGTCAATCATTTGCATCATTAAAACTTCATTCTTTTTCTTTTCCCCGCCACTCGCTCCTAAATTGAAATCCCTTTTACCCCACTCACTACCTAAATCACACTGCTTGACGAATTTTTTATAATCATTAATGATAGTGCCACTATCTCTACTATCACCACGTGCTTTAATGATATCTCTAGTTAGCTGTAAGTTGCTAACTCCTGGAATTTCTGGAGGGTCTTGAAAAGTCATAAAAATGCCAGCACGACTTCTTTCGTCAGCGGCCATTTTAAGTAACGACTTTTTATTAAAGGACATCCTTCCTTTAGTGATAATGATTTCTGGATGTCCTGATATAGCATTGGCTAAAGAACTTTTTCCAGCACCATTAGGTCCTAGTATTGCGTGTATTTCGCCTGCATTAACTTCAAGATTGATATTTTTCAAAATATCAATTTCTGCTACGTTAACAGACAAATTTGTAATTTTTAACATTATCCTATTGATCCCTCTATTTTAATACTTAACAATTTTTGTGCTTCAGCCGCAAATTCTAATGGTAATGTTTTGAAAACTTCTTTACAAAATCCACTGACAATAGTAGTTGCGGCCTGCTCTGTAGTCATGCCACGCTGTGCTAGGTAATATAACTGCTTATCACTTATTCTCCCAGTTGTTGCTTCATGTTCAATAATTGAAGAAATGTTTTTACTTTCAACATAAGGTATTGTATTGGCTATGCCATAGTCTCCAATTATCATACTATCGCATTGTGTATAATTTCTTGAATTGTGTGCGTTGGGCATGATCTTAACCAACCCACGATATGTATTAACACTATGATCCATGCTAATACCTTTACTAATAATTGTACTTGATGTATTGGCTCCTAAGTGTATCATTTTAGTGCCAGTATCTGCCTGCATTTTGTTTTTAGTAATTGCTACACTATAAAACTCGCCAACGCTATTGTCGCCCTTTAAAATACAGCTTGGGTATTTCCAAGTAATACTACTACCAGTTTCTACTTGGGTCCAAGATATTTTGCTTGATTCGCCGCGACAAATTCCTCTCTTTGTGACAAAATTATAAATTCCGCCTCGTCCTTCCTCATCTCCGGGGTACCAGTTTTGTACAGTCGAATATTTGATTTCGGCCCTATCAAGGGCAACAAGTTCGACGACGGCGGCATGTAACTGATTCTCGTCACGTTTTGGTGCTGTGCATCCTTCCAAATAAGATACATATGAATCATCCTCTGCTATAATCAGTGTTCGTTCAAATTGTCCAGTGCTAGGTTCATTAATTCTAAAGTAAGTACTAAGCTCTAATGGGCAACGTACACCTTTGGGAATATAAACAAAACTACCGTCAGTGAACACCGCGGCATTTAGACAACTGTAATAATTGTCCCTTGCTGGGACCACACTGCCTAAATATTCTTTAACTAGGTCTGGATATTCTTTTACAGCTTCACTGATACTGCAAAAAATAATTCCCTGTGCTAGTAATGTTTGTTTGTGGGTTGTTCCAAGACTCTCGCTGTCAAGTACTACGTCAACAGCAACGCCTGCCAACCACTTTTGTTCTTCAAGTGGTATGCCTAACTTTTCAAAGTCTTTTATAATTGACGGATCTACTTCGCTTAGATCCTTAGGTCTATTTTTAGGTCTACTAAAATAACTTATTTCGTTGAAGTCAATATCAGGTATGTCAAGCTCTGACCATTCTGGCTTGGACATCCTCCTCCAACTGTGGTATGCGGCTAGTCGCCAATCTAATAACCAATTAGGTTCATCTTTAACTTCTGATATTTTTCTAATAATATCTTCACTTAAACCTCTATCAAAAGTTTCAGCTTTAAATTTGGATGACCATCCATGCTTATAGACGTTCTGTTTTATTTCTTTTGCGTCCATAGTGTATTATACTTTTAAAATATTAAAAAGTCAATACTTTAGTCATAGCACCAAACTTCATATCAACCTCTCTTTTTATGATTAATAACTTCCCAATCAATAATTTTCCATTGATTTTCTAAATATTTCTTTTTATCAGCTTGATAGTCTAGTGCCCAGGCATGCTCCCACCAATCAATTAATAACAATATATCATTTTTAATTTCATGATTTTTGATAGTTTTAATTTTACCATCACGAGCTAGATACACCCAACCACTGCCTTGAATACTCATTGCAGTTTTTTCAAACTCTTTTTTAAAGTTATCAAATGTTTGATAATGCTCTTCAATAAATGCAAGTGATTCATCTATTGGTTTATTTGAACTAACAGGTGATTTAAATTGGCTAAAGTAAATGCTGTGTAAAAAGGCACCCGCTTCATTAAAGTCTGAGTCGCCCTCATTGTTATTAAATCTATCAACATAGGTTTTGTATAACTTACCATAATGATAATCAATAGCCTGCTTACTCAAACTACGTCCTAATCCATCAGATGAATAGTTTAGAGTAATTCTTTTTAACTCTGTTAAATCTCGCCCTTCAGTTAAGTTTTTGATAAAATTATACATGTCTGTATTTATAGGTAAATATTTCCGTCAAACGGTCAACAGGGCACCCAAGGATCCTGAAATCACTGTTTTCCCTGTTTCTAAGTGATACAGCTAATGTAGCTAACGGCAAATTGGCGTTTGATATTTTTACTTTCAAAATTTTTTCAGAGACAATCTTCCGGCATAATTAAATTACAAGGAGATTAATCATGATTAAATTTTTAAAATCACTATTTGGTACTTCAGCTACTCCAGCAGAGCCAGCACCATACAAAGTAGAAACATCAGCCCCAGTAGTTGAGGCAGTTGTAGAAACTACGGTAGCGCCAGCCGCGGAACCAGCTAAGAAGCCACGTGCAACTAGAAAGCCAGCTACACCAAAAGTAGCAAAGCCAAAAGCACCGGCCAAGCCAAAAGCACCAGCAAAGCCAAAGGCTGTTAAAGCCCCAGCTAAGCCACGTGCTCCAAAGAAGACTGCCAAGTAATAGTACGGAATCTTCTTGCAAAATGAAACCCGCCTAGTGCGGGTTTTTGCATTTATGTTGTTGCGTATCTGTGCAGTTCAAAACTGGCAATATTTTTGCCTTTACTTTCACACATAATATCAAAATTATCTCGGAATGTTAGCACCCAGTCATTAACTGCGGTATTCCAATAAAAGTCGCTATGTGCTCTAAGTTTTTGTTTTTTGTAACCTTCTAGAAGAAGTTGGGCATGAACAGGCGCGGTAGTTCGATCATGCTCGAGAAGGTAGTCTTCTCTACTAACTGAGTAATGCATAGTAGGGCGAACGCCACGCCAACTATCAATAACACGTTGTACTTGATCATCATCTGGCGTAATATATACACCTTCCCTGATCCAATGGTGATGTACATCCATAACAATAGGAATAGTACCACTAAGCTCAAGACAATCATTTAACCCCCAGGCGTTTTCTTCGTTTTCGATAGTAATACAGTTTCTTGCTTCTGGCGATAGTCGTTCGTAGGCACGGAGGATACCGGCTGGACCTTGTTTACCGGAGATGTGGACGTTGATCTTAAAGTCCTGAAAGGATTTCCCGTAACCCATCCAACGTGCCATATCCGCATGATATTCAAATTCCTCTATTGATCTTTCAACAATGCCTGGGTTATCACTAGCCAAGACAGTAAACTGACCAGGATGAAAACTAAGACGGGTATTGCTTGCACGAGCACTATCGCCAATAATGCCAAAATTGCGTTCACAATACTGAACAACGTCAGGCTTGTGCCAAAAGTAACTGTAGTCACGCTGAGTATATGCAGGAAGCAAATCACTGCTAATACGTACCATACGAAGTTCTTCATTCAGTGTTCCTACCTTTTCTACAAGACGACGAGCTGATTCAATATTCTGAACCATCAAGTCCCATAACTTTTGTTCGGCTACTTCTTGTGATTGCCGTTTGAGCCAACTAATAGTCGTTGACCCAGTGTTGTACTGTTTACAATCATCAGTAGGTTTAATACCTGCTGTTTGATTTGGGTTATCAATCCACTTACACGCAAAGCCTATTCGTTTAATCATTCCAATGCCTTAATATACCTGCCATAATGAAAAAGTTCGTTATAATGTATATTAACACAATTACGGTACGAATGCAAGCGATTTTATCTGATTCTTTATCAGAATCGCCTGCTTTCTCCCCCAAAGCCTTAGCCCAAAGTCGCCACAATTACTTTATCCTTCGTAAGTTGCTGAGTTAGCACCGTGTTCAAATACTTCAACTGATTTAACCCTAACTGATGGATTGATTGGGTAGCGCATGTCGCCACTTGCAAGTAGCTCAGCCATTTTGTCATAAGCCATTTTGGCAAACATTTCACAGCCTACACCTGGTACAATACGCAAGTCACATAATGCTCCACGCTGATAAGGTTCTAGTTTATCAAAGCCTTGATCGCCGTTTCCTGAACTTGGAACATTGCCCATATTAGCCATCTGTTGGAAAAATGCTAAGTGTGGATCATCCTGGGCAATAACCAAAGTGTGATCAAATGTATCATCTGCCCACGCTTTGAATTCTTTAAGACCACCAAAGTCCATACACCAGTTTTTGTCATCCAATGTGTCACATTCAAAAATTAATTTGATGCCAATTGAGTAACCATGTAGTGTTGAGCAGTGGCTATGTGTGGCACGCCATTGTCTAAAACAGCATGATAAGCCGCGGTCATTACCGTAAGTTTTTGTTGAGTAAAATTTTGCCATTGTAATCTCCTTGATTAAGCAATGACATGCAGAGTTTATATTGCGGGATGAATGCCTGAGTCCGCATATAGTAATTATACACTAATGTATAACTATGTCAATATTTATTTGCGTTTCTCTTCGTTCAATTTTTTTACCTCATCACATACTTCGATAACATTATTTTGAATTTCATTAACTGATTTGTTAACTTCTTCAAAAAAGTGTATAAATTCTAAAATGATTTTTAGAACCCATCCCCACCAAATTAAAGATACTGTGATAAAACCTGCCCAACTTGCATAGAAAATGAAAGGTATATCTGTATGCATGATTTCGTAAAAGCCTATTGCGCCAATTAAAAATAGAATTGGACTGATGCGTCCAAACCATAGCCATAATTGAGTTTGCTTCCTTGCCTGTATTAGTTTAATTAAATTATTCACTGATCGCTCCAAAAGTTTTCCATATGCCAGGTGTGCCTGCGACTACACATACCCAGCCAATAAAAGAGCCAGCGTCCGGATTTTCATTCCAAACTATGTCCCCTCTTTTATAGTTACCTTTAGTTGGCGGAGAATTATCTACTGCGAAAAGTTTTTCTCTAAAACGAATATTCCCACGTACTTCTAGATCTTCTTCAGGATGCTTTACATTGATACCTAACTTGCCCCATGCTCTAGTGGTAATGTCACTTCTGTATTCATGCCCAATATTAACAATGCCTTTTGGCTCTAATGTGACGAGTGCCAGATCTCCCGCAGTTAATTCAAAAGGACGGTTATTAAATGTGCCAACTTTTGCACGGCCATTTTCTACTTCTAAATTTAAAATTACATCCTGTTCAAAATCAGTCAGTGTTAATACACCTACTGGTTGATCAGTGTTAATACCAATACGCTGTAAGTCACTATTAAATGTAGCAAACCCACCCAATACAGTGTCACCATTTACAGTTAAATCTTTTAGTGTGCCAACTTCAGTTAGACTACTTTTCTTAACAGTTGGTCCAAGTAGGTTGAAGGACAACACATTGACATTACCAATGCTGTAGTTTTTACCATCTCTAATGTCAATATTTTCACTAGAGAAAAAACGTTCAGGTTCTGGACGTAGTACAAACATCCTTGTAGGACCTGCATCCTTCCAAACGAATCCAGAGCCAATTGTACTTTGTGTTTGTGCGTTTGGAATGAATTCAATATATTGCTTATCGTATTTTTGATTACTAAAAATTTCATCAGCAGTAATTTTAGTAGCAGTTAACTCACCTAATACATTTAGTTTTCCAGATATTACTAAATTGCTATCAATTTCTTTAACAGTAATTTTGTCAACAATGATGCGACCATCTTCAATGATTAAAGTTTGTACTGATGCATCGTCTTTAATACCTGTAGATGCAAAGGCAGAGATAAGCCCTCCAGATATTAAGTTTCCGGAAAGCTCACCTCTTTTGATGTCTAGTTGATCTAGACGTATGTTTTTTAGTAACTGGCTACTATTATACGCTGGTGCTACCATTTGGCCTTTTGTCCACAATGTGGTCAATTAGCCCATAATCGAGAGCTTCTTGAGCACTCATGAATTTATCTCTTTCCATGTCAGCACTCAAAGTTTCATATGTCTTGCCTTGACTATTATGCTTTGCGTAAATTTCTGTTAGATTCTTTTTCATTGCCAGAATCTCTTCAACTTGAATCAACATATCAGTTGCTTGTCCTCGAGCACCACCACTTGGTTGATGAATCATATGACGAGCATTTGGCAACATATAACGCTTGCCTTTAGCACCGGCTTGTGCAATCAAACTGCCCATACTACAGGCTTGACCCATAACGTATGTACAAACATCTGGCTTGATAAATTGCATTGTATCATAAATGCTCATACCAGCAGTGACTACGCCGCCAGGACTATTAATGTACATATGAATATCCAAATCACTATTCTCACTTTCCAAAAATAGCAATTGGGCAACAATTAAATTGGCCATATAGTCTTCAACTTCACCGTTAAAGAAGATAACCCTGTCTTTAAGCAAGCGACTGAAAATGTCATAACTGCGTTCTCCGGCGCTGGTCTTTTCAACTACAATTGGTACTAAACTCATTTTATTTCCTTTATTTGATATTTGATGTGTCGTATGTCTGCATAAAGATATCTTTCTTTACTGCGCCATAGTCTCCTGTGCCATGTCTAACAATAAAATCGTTATTTGTTGTATATGCCAGGTCGCCCCAACTAGTATGTAACACACCATCATGATCTGCAAGTTTGGCAACTTTGAGAATCTTTTTAGGACTACATACACCATCACCCAAGTCGTCTTTCATCTCACGAAACTTCTCAGGAGTAATTGGATATTTTTCACCTTTTGGTCCAGTCATAATATAATGACCAGTGTCATATTTCACAGGTCCTTCCAATGTTTCCACTGTACCAGGCGCTTGTGCTATTTCGTAATGTTCTTTAGCAGGCTTCTTAAAAGTTTCAAAGCTACCTTGCTTAAACCATTCATCAGTTATTTGATTTGTAGACTCTGTAACTACATTAATAAATTCACGCATCAACGATACTCCTTATCTAAATTAACGTTGGATAGACCGGCAATAGTTTGAAAATTATCCCATGCCTTCTTAGCGGCTGGATTAGTAACCAACTCACTATTTGGCAAAACTGTTTCAAGCCAAATTTCAGGACGGCGACTAGGATGAGCTCCAAACTTACGAGGCTGATGGAGTTTACCAGTTTCCCAAAGTTCAATACTCACCTTACGGAATTTTTCTTCGTCAGTATAGCCAGCCCATTCTGGATTGCTATGACTAAAGAATCCTTGTGCGTAAGCATTAACAGTGCCACCACCGTAGCCAATCCAAATACCCTGCCACTGTTCGTCATCACGGGGATCAAAATCTGTACGAGTGATTAGGACCAATACGTCATCAATATCCACAACACCATCTACTATGTCACGGACACAACGGCTATAACTAAGACCGATTTTCATTTACTTCTCTACCTTTTAATAAAAATTTATGTAAGTCGTCCATACGTTCTTGGAAAATATCAGGTGAACCTTCAGCCGCACGTTGCATTTCATAGTCACTAGGATAGTGACGCAACATACTACGAGCAGTTTCTCTTATCAATTTCGGCACCCGTGGAGTATGTTGTGTATTACAAAGATCCAATAAGAATCTTCGAGTTTGTACTACTGCGCGATATCTTTCATCTGGTAATGTCATATAGTTGTTGTGATCTTGTCTGCTCTAAGTTTTCTACATTCTTCACGAGCTTTGGGTGGAAAGTCTGGACTGATTTCAGCAATGCTACAATTATAAATTACAGTCCTAGGTTGATTGGTCATCACTACATAAAATAATATAATGTAGATTCCTACGATTGCAACGAACATTAATGTTCCAATTAGCTTATTCACTTTTTACCTTTGTTTGATGTTGGTACTCACGTTTAAGCCAATACTTATATTTGTTCCAATACTCTTGCATGGAATAAGGAAGTTCATTTGATTGAAGATATTCTTCCCTATTGTCCATCCAAATATTTTGAACCCATAGTCTAAATTTGCTTAATTTCATTTAAAGACTTTTAGAATAATAATTTCTTCATTGAATCGACCGTTAAGCCCAATCTCTGTAGTCTTAATGTCCTTTTCAAACCAAGTCTGCATACGCTTTTGTGTGTTCAAATCCTTAAAGGCTTTCAATTGCTCTGCAGGTTTACGCAAAGTTTTCTGCACACTCTTGTCAGTAAAGTTAAGAACAGTTGTGCCCTTAACTTCAAAGCCTTGACTGTTCATAGCAATATAGTAACCAATCTTACGTGTCTTTGTGCTGTATACAAACATGGCCTGTGCACCAACAATGCTTGCTGGCGGAACTGATACAATGCCAAGACTGTCATCACTCTTCTGGAACTTAAGACGCTTAACCAAATCTTCTGCAGGCTTAACTTTCTTTTTACGTGGAGCCTTATTAATTTTAGCTTCGCCAATAATTTGGTCACAAGCAATCATAATGCTATTCAAAAAGTCCTGCATTTTCTTTTGATTACGTTTTGTATAAGAACTATAACCTTCAATCAATTGCGGATCAGGATCCTTACCCAAGAGCTCGTTATATTCTTCTAACGGACCTTCAAAGTAACCTTTGATAATTCGGGCATGTGCGGCTTTAACACCTTTACCTTTGAGCAGGTTAACGACTTTAAATGCTTTAGGATCAAATGCATCAGGATCTGCAATATACACATCAATAGCTTCGTCCAATTCTTCGCTCATAGCACCAGCGGCTTCACGCAAACGATCTTGGATACTAGGAACGTATACATCTGCTTTAGCTTTGGCCGTAGCCTTATCTTCAGCAACTTCTTCCTCATCAATATCGTATACGCCTTCTTCCATAGAACGTTGAATAGCGTTCTTTAACCATTCTACGTTACTGCGGCCTTCATTAAAATCTGGACGACTTTCTGGCATACCACGCATTAGGCAACTGGCAATACCACCCATAGTACTATTACAACGCCAATCTTTAATCTTCTTAAAACGTTTAATTTGTTCTGCTGTATAACCGTTATCACTCATCCACATGATAACACGTGGTTTCAAATCCTTAGCATTGAATTCCATACGATAGAAATTCATAGCCATATGCCAATGCCGCGAATACTGATCAGCGGTCATCTTTTCTGTTTCATCCCACTTGGGACTTAGGTCTTTACCTCTGTTTTGACGGATTGCGATGCTTGCTTTTTGCAGTTTAGTTGCCATTTGATGCTCCTACTCTAGTAAGTAATGTAGTTATTATAAAGGAAATCTGATAGGAAGTCAAGTATCGGTTTTACCAAATTAGTTATCGTTAGGCCATTCACTAGGTACCCATCCTAATTTTTGGAAATCTGCTCGAATTTCTTCAGTAACAGTTCCTTCAGGTACATACTTGGTACGGGCTTGCCACATTTCAAAAGTTTCTTTATCTTCGTCCCAGTCCTGAGATAACCCGCCCATTCCACTACAGTACCATTCAATGTAGTCACCTTTCTGTAGCATATCTGCAACAATGCCGCCTGCACTACGCCAACTACAACTCCAAAATTCATCTTTTAAAATTGGAAAAACTTCTAAACGTTGCCAACGCATATTACACATAGCGGCATAGATGTTTTGGGCATAATCATCTCGGGTACGTGCCTTTTCCAAAATCCAATCAGTAGTACGCAGATCAAATTCAAGATCTGCTTCTGGACGATTTTCGTATACATCGTCCCTTGCCCAACTTTCATACATTTCAATTATAGAAGGATCAGGCTCCTTACCTTCTTCATTACATCGTTTAATATAACCGTTTTTTTGAAAAGTATGTCGTTCAGGACTTTTTGAAACATTAGATATAGTCATCTCTATCAATATACTTTGTTACTTGTTCTTCGGCTTGATCTTGTGTTTCTGCAATAACACTTACTGTGGCAATGTTATTTTTAATATGGATGTCAAACGGGACACTTCCGTAAGGCATCCAATTATCTTCTACTTGACGTCTAACTTCAAACCGTTTCATCTTTTTGGCTTGATTTATTAGATCGTCTGTCATTTGTTTTGCTGTTTGCATTTTTATTCTCCCTAAACTTTTCAACATCTATAATTGCAGACTTTAACGTTTCTGAATAGTTAAGAGCTTGCTGTTTACTTAGATGCACTGAAGATTCGGTATCAATATACCCTTTAGTCAGTAATGTCCAAATATGATACCAACGTGTTTTACTCCACCAATTTGTTTTGCCTGTAGTATAAATGGTTACAACAATGTCACAATCATCTGCTTCTACCCACATATTATGATTGTGATTTTCGTCATGGCAATTACAAGCAATACGATAAACTTTTGAGTCCCCCCAATCGTTTGTTTGCATTATGCCTTCTGCTGGAATTTGTGTTTTCATTCTTCTTCCAAACTTAAAGGGCCATAAAACCAAGTTTCACATTCACTTTGGCTCCAATCTTCACCTTCCCAACCATCATATGATTCTTCTTCCCAGAGTTCGTCCATACGTACTCGTTCTTCCTCATTCATGTCATCTGGGTACTCAACATCAGCATACCATCCATCATCTAAACTGTCAAGTTCAAAATCATATCCGCAATCAAATACGCTAATGCCATCAGGATTTTCTAAATCAATATCAGGTTTCTCATCGCTTTCGCAATAAACTTTACCCCAACGAAATCCAGTAATACGTTTGATAGTTTGTCCGTCTTTGGTCCAAAACTCAATTTCCTCAACACTTTTCTTATCAATGGTTGTAAGTACCCAAGTAGTCATGATTATTTCCTATCACCAAATAGTTGCAACAAGTTTAGGAACAAGTTGATAAAGTCCATATACAATGTCAATGCTCCTGTTACTTCCACAGCTGGACTAGTTTCAACACTGACTGCTTCACGAATCTGTTGTGTGTCGTATGCTGTCAATCCCAAAAAGATAATGATAGCCAACGCTGAGATAACCATCTGTAATACTGTTGAACCAATAAAGATGTTAACAATGCTGGCAATGACAATAGCAATCAAGCCAACAAACATCATTTGCCCCATTGAGCTTAGATCCTTTTTGGTAAAATAACCGTACACGCTCATAACACCAAACAAGATTGCCGCACCCATAAACGCACTAACAATTGATCCCATGTTGAACACAGCAAAGATCATGGAAAAACTAAGTCCCATTAATGCCGCAAATCCATGTAGACATAACTGTGCTACACCTTTAGTGGGATTATTGCCCAACACATAGCTGACACCAAAGATTGCCGCCAGTGGAGCAAAAATTACAATCCACTTTAATACACCTGTAAAAAAGAATTGTAGTAATTCTGGACTAGTACCCACAAAGTAACTAACCAGCATTGATACAACAACTGCCAGGCCCATATGTCCATAGACACGACCCATAGCCGAATTAATTTCCTCTGCTGAGCGATAATTTAAAACGCCGCCATTTGTATAATTTGCACCAAACATATTTGTCTCCTTAGTTGTCCAAATCCATTGAGTTGTATTCTTTAACTACAGCAAGAACTTCTTCTTCTGTGTTACATACAATCTTACTGTTTTTCCATTCGTTGTCGTTATCACGACCACCGACTTCTACCATCCAACCGTTGTCATAACGATTGATAGTAATTGATTCATTTACTTTTGCTAATTTGGTTAGTTTTGACATTTTTAAATCTCCTTTAGTTTATATATGGTCCGTCAAATGATTTGACCTTGTCTCTTGAATCTGAAATTGAGTCAACCATACTATTATAGTCTTCCTCATTTAACACTGTCTTATAAATGCTTAACGCCTGTGCCATCATTGTAGCGGCAATTTCTAATGGTTTATTATCTTCAATCATTAGTTCAGTAAACTGCATATATCTTGTGTACAACTCTTGCAAATTATCATTAGCCATTTTTATTCATCCTATTAATAAATTGGCTAATTTGATTAATATCAGCCTTTTGTCTGTTGTTTTCTCTTTTTAATACTTCAACATTGCGTGTCAATAAAGACATTTGATGTTGTAATGCTTCTACAACTCGTTGCAACTTCTCAAATTCTTTTATGTCCATAGTGATTGCCTAATTTTAATAAGACGAATCATCATTTCTTCATCTTCTTTCTCATAAGCCGCTTCAATTTTTTGAAGTAGCTTGTGAGCTTTATCACTTGCCTTTTTAAGAACTGGATCTTTATCTCCACTGAAACTTAGACGACCACCGTTGGCAATACGACTTGCTTCGCATGCCGCACTCCAACCACTTGCTTCGTATGGGTCTGGGCGATTGCGATAGGTAACAGTCCACCAAGTGTACAACTCGATAATTTCTTTAGCACTTTTAGCTTGATAAGTTGGTTCGCCAAAACCTTTCTCTCCAGGAGTGGCACCCATATCTTCTCCTATAGTAAGTTCACTAGCCCACTTGAGATATTCCATGCCAGCTTCTGGACAACGCCATGTGCGCCAACGCAACCATCCACTGCGATACCAAGGCACATCAAACTTAGTCTTAGCATCATCACTCCACATGCAGTGATGCCATGCTTGTTCTACTTCCACAAAATCCACAAGCTCGTTAAACAAGCAAGGCAAGAAACGATTGCCCACATCTTGCCATTGTCCGGGCTTGATGTCACGGGCATGAGCAGTAAGGCTATGACTGCGACTAACCCAGCGATTATTAATATAGTAGCGAATATCATTTAGTTTGTCCGGAATGTAATAAACAAATTTTTGAACATAATCTAGTCCTTCTTCGGCCAACCACCAGCGAATGGGATATGCTGATTTGGCTCGATCCTCCCATTCGTGCCATTCTTCGCTTGTGCCACACTTGAGTTTTGTGGTGCCGCGAAGCCAATCTGCAAACTTACTACATGTCCAATAATGCGATCTCATTTTTATCCTATCAAATGTTGTGCCAATACCATGCAACTAATCCATACCCATATAGTATTAAATCCTACTAAGGTTGGAAGTAGCTTTTTCTCACTAGCCCAAATAAGTGTTAGACTTGTTGCTAATGTAAAGAAATATAACCACCAAATGCTAATGCCAAATATCAAGCCAGGAATAATGATACAGGCCTTAGCCGCCCAACTGGCAAACTCTACAGTATTGTAGTCTGTCCAATATTCCTTTGTAAACCACATGCCGTAACATTCTTTCATCTTGGCAAATCCTATGTGGCGATATACAGCACCACATAAAATTAAGAACGCTAGGCAACCTATTAAAATTTGATTTGTATTCATCAACTATCCTATAAAGTTTGGTGCGACTGCCCGGAATCGAACCGGGATGCCCGAAAGCGAGAGATTTTAAGTCTCTTGTGTCTACCTATTTCACCACAGTCGCATTATCTATCAAAACTATTATAGCAGTATTATGTTGTTGTTGTCAAGAATTATTTTGGTACCCCCGGCCGGAGTCGAACCGACATTGGCCAATTATCTGTTGCACACGGGATATAAATCCGCTGTTTTACCATTAAACTACAGGGGCATTAGGCCTAAGTGTTTAACGTAATCGTATTCGTGGGAGTAAGGATGTAAAGACAACTGAAGAAGGAACCTTCTTGTTTGATGTATATTGATACGCTGTTGTCTTCATAGTGTTATATTTATCTCTGTAATTCTAGCTCAGGGAGTCTTCGTATAATCTTTTTTAGTAATCTTTTGATCACTGGATGGTTAATGTCTCTACCAAATGTATTTACATACACCCATAAATTAACACTTTGTTCAAGTCTTATTGTACTAAAATTAGCGAGCAGTGTCAATGCATTTTGGCAATCTGTATAATCTAAAAGTTCGTTTGCAATGTTATGGCTGTAGGCATCAATTTCGTCCTTGTTACCTAAATACATACGGGCAATTTTAACATCATCTTCACCTTCTGGAATATCGTAGTCCCAACATTCCCAAAAACGTTCTCTGTATTGATGTTTGTGAATCTGTTCATGTGCAACTGCATCACACAATCGTCTAGTTAAAGCATCAAATCCATCATTATCAAAGATCAACATTGTTTCATAAGGACTATAAACTAATGTAATTTCAATACAAGCCTTACCAAAACTGTCCATTTCTGGATCATAGCAGGCATTCATGTTCATGTCACCAATGTCTACTTGATCTGCATCAGCTTGCATGATATTTGCATTGAACTGATGGCTCAGCATCTCACCTATGATGTTACTGAGTTCGTTTTTACTGCGTGGTATCCCTATAATTTTATCACGTAAGGGTTCCATCAGGCGGAACATTTCCTTCCGTGTTATCGGATCCGACACTGTCATCTTCTTTTTTCGTGATTGACCAACTGCCATTTTCATGTGGAGTCCATTTTAAAGTATCGCCAACTTTCCAACCCATTTGTTCCGTAAAACCTTCTGGGAACTCTAAGTAATAGTCGTCTGTTGCTTCGTCGTATTTAACGGTTGCTGTAGGCATTACTCTGAAATTTCCACATTGGTTACATTCGCTACTCGAAAACTACGCCACTCTTTCTTATCCAAACACCAAACACTCAGTGTATTTGGATTAACTTTCTTTTCTTTAGGAAAGTCAACGGGATTATCAGTATTAGTTTCGTGTACAGGTGCTGGAGGAATTACTCCTTCCTTCAATGTACAAGGCATTGTACGCTGTTCGCCATTAATTTTAGTAAATGTAACATTGCAGATATTGCTTTTCAAAATGCTCACAAGCTCGTTACGTTTTTCTTCTAGTGCCAGTTCTTCCATGTTATTTCTTCCTAAATTTAAATTCGCTTTTTAGATAATATTCAGTTAAGAGTAACTCACACATACTGGCAACATTGCCATAATTGTGAGGTACCCAAAACTCTACAGGACAATGACCCCAAGTTCTATTTTCTTTATAATGAGCGTAATACCTTCTATGCTCTTTATTACTAGGATCAAACTTTGCCAGTGGTCGCCTACTAATATCAAGTATTGTTCTCATTATACCTCAAAACTAAAATTTGGGTCAAATGTATTGGCAATAGTTTCGTATCCTGCATAACCACGTGGGTTAGTAAGAACACGAGTACTACCTACCATGTAGTCACTTTGATTGTGCATATGGCCGTGAACCCAAGTTTTAATTTGGGGATTGTCTAAAATTAAATTAGACAAGTCACTGTAATATGCACCATTCATGTGATGGTCGTCTTTGTACATTGGATCAATGCTCAATGATGTAGGAGCATGATGACTGACTACAACTACTTTGTCGTCTTTGTGTTCATCCAAAAACACTTTGAGTTTATTCACGGTATCTTTAAACACACTGGCCGCATAAGCAGGAGTAAATTGGTTGGTCCAATAGCTGTCACCATACAAACTATCAATGCGAATGCCGTGACCAAATTTGATAACTTTAAAGTCGCTCATACTCTGTTTAATAATATGCATACTCGTCGGATCACCTTTGTTCATATCTGTCCAAAAGGTAGCACCAAAAAAGTGTACATCGTCAATTTGCACTGACTCCTGTTCAAGGAAATAGACATTGTCTGGCAATTCTCTACGAATACGAACGTCAGTGTCATCGTAACTGTTGTTATAGTGTTCGTGATTGCCCATAACGTAAATTACTTTACGATACTTAGGCATTTCTTCAGTGAAGAATCTACGATATCTATCGGCTAGGAAAGTATCTTTTTTAGCATTGTCAGCAAGACGCAAGTGTCCAGCTTCTATGATATCGCCAGCCATGATGAGTACGTCACCACCAGGAAGTACTATATCCTGGAAGTTTAAGTGCATGTCGCTTACTAGGTTTATCTTCATTCTGTTCTCGATTAGTGGCCTGCCGGGAGGGACTCGAACCCCCGACCTACAGCTTAGAAGGCTGTTGCTCTATCCAGTTG